TATCTTAAATCTTAAATCTTAAATCTTAAATCTTAAATCGTAAATTGTAAATTTTATTCTTAGTTTTAAGATATGCTTTATAGAAAGAACATTCTACATTAACATTTTACATTTACATTTATCTATTTACATTAACACTAACCATCTACCTATTAACCTATTAACCTATTTATCTATAAAAGAAGATCACCCGAAATTATTTAATTAAATAGATAAATAAAGAGAAAGAAAAGAAAGAAGAAGAAGAAGAAAAAAAAAGAAGAAGAAGTTGAAACTAAAAAATATCTTAAGATTTAGTGTTTCTTCTAGTTACTGGTTTCTGGTTACTAGTAACAGTAACAGTAACAATAACAGTAACAGTAACAGTAACTAAGTACCCCCGGCGCACCCCCTCCCCGGAAGGTCGGTTCAGTCGGTCGGTCAACCATAGTTATAATAAAATATAACTTCAGCAGTTCTATCTTTTATTCTTCTTTATATATATTATTAAATTCACAATCTTAACTAAATCTTTATTAGCTACTATTACATTATCTCTTTATGGTATCAGAAATATTCCTCGCCGAAATCATAAGTATAATAATAACCGCTCTGGTAGTCGGAATACCCCTCGCAAAAAAGCTGAACACTACTCTTTCAAAGCACAAAACCCTTATCGGGAAAATTGGCGCACTTATCCAGTATTTTAAAGACAACCCAACGACCGATAAAGAACTTCTAACTCTGGTTCAGGATGTCCTTTCGCTTTTCCCCGAAACTGCGGCTCTTTCAGCAGATATAACATCTATGATAAACGACATTCCCGCCGCCGCTCCCACTCCCATTCCTGCTTCAGCTTCTCCTCCTACTACAACGACTCCAGTAACTCCGAATAAATAAGAGGGTGATTAAATAGTATTAAGCGCAAATGCAACAGCAAACTGGGCGCAATGGGTGTCCGATTTTAAACACGGCAGAACCCATACCGCTTACGGTCTTATCGCTTCAACCCTTTCTTCAGCGGCAGGGGTAGTTCTCTCAAATCCAATCTTACCGAGAATCCTCTTTCTGGTCTGTTTAGTAGGAAGTGTTGGGGGTTTGGTAGACACTGTAGCACACCTTTTCTATCATTAGAAATATTAACTATCATTCTATTTCTCTTTATGAAAATTGAAATGGAGGAAAGTTTGGTTAAATTGTTTGGTCGCAACATTTTGAATCCCGAAACTAAACTGATTTATTTTAATGATTTGGATTCAAATCCTCCCAAATCTATAATGGAAACGTCTTTTAAAGTCTATCTTACGAATTTTTCTTCTATATTTTTGTTTGTTAAAAATAACGAAATAGATGAAAATACTCTTGCTCAGCTTCCCCTTATATATATTTCCCCATTTGGAGAAGACTGCGTTTTTTCATTTGTACGGATTTTCGGAGTAGTAAACGATTATTTGGTTCTTATATTTCGCCCGGTAGAATATTCAATTTCGGAGTTCGCTTTCCGCAAAAACAAAAATCGCTGATTTCACAAAAAAAGAAAACCTTAAATACACCCGAAAGATTAACGGTTGCCAAACAAAAAACAAAGGGGGCAAGCGAAATAATGTATTTAAGTAATGAAGAAATAAAAGAATTGGTAAAGGAAAAAGGTTTGATTTCTGATAATTTTGTAGAATCTAATCTTACACCGAACGGCTACGATATGACTATTGGAAGCATGACTTTTGATAGAAGGTTTATTTATATAGAAACAGCAGAGGAATTTAACATCCCTAACGATGTTGTCGGAACTATATTTTTGCGTTCTACTTTCGCTCGGATGGGTCTTGTAGGTACATTCGGGGCAGTCGATGCGGGATATAAGGGAAAGCTGTCTCTAACTCTTCTTAACTCAGACGGATTGCTCAGTTGCAACTATATTAGCAGGGTAAGCAAAACACACGGTGCTACGGGTGCAACAGTAGAAACTACAACTAAAGAAGGATATTGTAAAAAAGGCGATATGGTATTACAGAAAGGAACTCGGATAGCTCAAATTCTGTTTAGCAAAATGTCGAAGGAAACATCTGCGCCCTATAACGGAAAATATCAGAAGAAAACCGCAACTCAGGAACAGTAGAATATAGAGGTATAAAAATGGGTAATGAAAGTCACACAGATAAGAAAATGGTGTACATTTATCCCCATATTCTTAGACACAAAGAGCAGGCAGAATTTTGGTCTGCTCCAGAGTTTAAGGATTCAGAGATTGTTTATTTGTCAAATTCTCAGCGTATAGAAGACATTGAACTTCAGAAGATAAGCGAGAGATTTGAAGAAATAAAGATGTATTATCCAGAAGACGAATTTACATTGCAGTTTGTTTGTATGGGGTATACTCCATTTACAGTATCGGCGGCTTCTATAGCAGTTAAAATGGGTATCGATCTTGTCTTTTTTATGATAAGACCCGGACTTCTAACAAACAAGATGGAGAAATTAACAGTTCCTTTTTTTACGGAACAGAATACAAATGAGAAAAAACACACAAAAACCAGCATAGATAGAAACATAAGGAGATGAAAGAAAATGGGAAGTATAGTAGATTTTGGTAACATATCGAAACAGAACAATTTTGCAAGTTTTCCAAAAAGCGATCCGCTTGATAGTGTACTTGGTAAAAAGATTATTATTGTGAATGCTGAGATAATGGAATATACAGGAAAGAGAGGAGCGTCAAAGCTTGCTATTATCCGAACAGAAAATGGCGAGGTTTTCAGATCGTCAGGAAAGATTATCTTAAGTCAGCTACAGGATCAGATTATCCCGCTTTTGAAGGAAGGAAATAAAGTAGCTTGCAAACCCGTTCGAAAAACATTTAATAACGGAAATAGAGGAATGGTTTTCGAAGGTGCAGAGTAGGCATGGAATTTTGGGTTGCTCGGAATCCCGACAACTCTTTTCATGTTGTTTCATTTGATATAGAAGGTGGGTGGTTTTGTACGTGTTCGGACTTTTTGTTCAGACACAGAGAATGCAAACATATAAAAAGAATTAAAATGGAATATAAGGAGGAAAATAAATGAAATCATTTTTAAATAACATTCACGAGATCATTGGCGTTTTTTACCCCGAAGAATATTATTCAATTTACGCAAGACCGTCTTCAGGTAAAAGTCTTTATTTTTTATCGGAAGCGGCTAATCTCATCTCTCAGGGTGCTACAGTCGTTTATCTAAATACCGAATCGGGATTTCAGGGTATTTTTGATTATTGGAAACCGAAATTGGAAGTACGATTTAACATCAAATTTACAGAACAGAATTTTAAGCTGTTTAAACTGTATTCGCTGGAATCTTTAATGGAGTTTTTAGGTAATCCGATAATGATCACCGTAAAGGATAAAGGTAAACTTGGAACGTTTTTAATGGAAGCTAAAAAATCATCAGAAGTCGATTCGATATATAAGCACATTTCTCACTCGAAAAATCTTGTGTTTTTTCTAGATTCATTTTCTGCTTTGATGAGGGAAGGATTTAATTCTGTAGTGGAAAACTTTTCGGCAAGAGCAGACGCTACTGGATTCTTATTTGCTACGCTTAAAGAATTAATGCACAATACGGGCGGGTTTGTATTTATGTCTCATCATGCTTCTATTGATCCGATGAATTTCTATCATCAGAAAGATAAGATGAGGGGTGGAACAGTTGTCGCTTATTATTCTAAATACGTTCTTTTCTTCGAAACACAGCTAAAAAATACGATGAGAGATTATAGAAAATGCTGGGGGGTTAGAGTATCGGGACAAAAAGATTGGGAGAAATCTACGTGGTTGCGCATTGATTCAGAGGGATTTCAAGATGCGACTAATGAAGAAGCAGAAAAGCAGTATTCTTCGTAATTAGAGGAGATTGTAATGGATTACGATACAAAAACAAATATTTACACGTGGATGCGGAACAGTTACTTTCCTAGAGAATTTGGGCTTTTTCGGAACATAATCTATTCCATTGATGATATAGTCGGAGAATCGGATATCTATCTTTCTATTCATTCTCTTAATCAAAAGGTTAGGGATGAATTTGATACAATGTATATTGATATCGATGCCCACAGTGAAAAGGATGATCTTAAACAAAAATACAGTAAATTTATAAAATCGCTGGAAAAATACTCTATTCCGCTTCCGACACGATTATATTATTCTGGTAGGGGAGTTGCGGCATATTTTGATTTTGATGAACCAGTTTCGGGGGCATTCTATAAATTAGCGTGCAGATTTCTTATATCTAAGCTTGGATTGAAAGAAGTTGTTGATCCATCGGTTATTGGCGACTTTAATAGAATGGCGAGAGTTCCGGGGTTTATAAATTCGAAATCTTCTTCTTATATGGTTTCAGTCGATCCAAACTTTGCTGTCGAAGATATGAGAATAGCCTCCCAAAATAACGTTTCTGTTAGGTACAGAGGTCGAAGGATTAATTTTAAGAAGCTTGTAACGGAATTTGGTTTTGAAGAGGACAAGATATTTACTTTCAGACCAGAAATCGAAGTTAATTTCGAAAAGTTTACCGAGCAGGAATACCCACCCTGTATCAAAAGAGCAATAAACGATATCGTAGAAACTGGCGAACTTGATCACATTGAGCGGGTTCATTTAGCGTCTTTTCTTCTAAAAAATGGTGAACGCAATAAAGCAGAGGGAATATTCAGTTTAGCGGGGGATTATAACCATTCTTATACGAAATATCAGCTAGATTATATTCAATCCCACGGCGGTTATCTATATTCTTGTAATTCAGTTCCTTCTTCTATCTGTCCTTATGATAATAAATCTCAATGTATATACTATCCTTCTATACAGCATAGTTTTGATGCTAGAATTAAAAAGGGGGCAGTATGAATCCCATTAAAGCTTCTTATATTACTTATTTCGGAAATGGTTTGCGGCTTCTTCTTCCAGATGGTTCTGAGAGTTATAAATCATTTGAAGAATTAGAATATCCTTATTTTTATGGAGATAAAGATTTTACTGGCGAACCGAATGTTATTAAATCCGAACCCGCAAATATCAATATAATGTATTTGGATAGGGTAGAAACAAACGTACCAATGTTTAAAACTTCTGTTTCTTCACCCTTTTACGTTAAGCAGTATAGAGATAAATGCAAAACGGTTTCTGAAGCGGATATTTTATATTTAGAGCGAAGACTTGGCGCAGACGGTATTATAGAATGGACAGCACCAGAAACCATTGCTTGTTTGGATATTGAAAATGATAAGAACGGTAAGATATTCTTAACAGGTGTTCAAGTAATCAGAAATTCTAAAGCAGAACCTTATATTTCTTTCCACAGACCAGAAGATTTAATAGATTTCCTCGAAAACAACAGGATCAAATTTGTTACAGCATTTAACGGGGATAATTACGATTTTTTAATGCTTTACGATTATTTGAAAGATAAACCCCATTTTGCTTATTTTTCTAAAATGATGTTTATTGATATTCTTCCTATTTATGGAAAATTATTGCATAAACGACCCGCACCCCTTTCTCAAATTGCGGTTCAGGAAGGATTTGAAGAAAAACTGGAAATAAATTATATTACTAATATGGATGAAAATCATTATTCGGAAGTAGAAATATATAACCAGAGAGACGTTAGAATTTTAGTCAGTCTCATTTTGAAATATAACCTTATAAATTCAATTTTTCTGCTTGCTAAAGAAACTGGTGTTGCGGTTTTTGGCGACAATTTCTTTATTTCCCAAATTCCAGAAATAGAAAATTACATAATGAAACACAGAGATACATATCAAATTTGGTTAGCACCGAAAGAACATAACGATAAAGAAGGAAAATATAAAGGCGCAGAAATAACAACTCCCCCAGTCGGAATCTGGAACTCGGTCGCAGTAGTCGATTATAGCTCTCTTTATCCTAATTCGGTTATACATACAAAATATACTCGAACAAAATATCCCTTTTATGAATTACTCCAAACCATTTTAAAAGTGTTTCTTAAAAGTAAAAAGATGTATAAGAAAAAGGGCAAAGATACGGGTATTGAAGAATATAAATTGTTGTCTGACGTTTTTAAAATATTAGCTAATGGAAGTTATGGAGTTATAGGTTCTCCTTATTTCAGATATTTTAATGCGGATGCGGCAGAATTTATAACTGAAACTGGAAAAGCAAAAAGACAGGAATTGCAGAGAATTATAGAAACTGAATATGATATAAAAGTTCTTTATGGCGATACAGATTCGGCATTTTGTTTGGTCAAATCAGAAGAAGATGCGAATATTCTTGTTGAAGCTTTGAATAAAGAGATTGCCCCGTTCGAAGTTGCTTTAGATAAATATTTTGTAAGAATGGTGTTCTTTTTGGGTTCTAATCAGCAGGAAGTAAAGAAGAAATATGCGGGAATTGATCCAAATGGAATTATTAAGATTGTCGGTTTAGAAGCTATACGGAAAGAATGGACACAATTTGCGAAAAATACTCAAAAAGAAGCGCTCGATATTATTTTAAAAGGAGACGTTTCTGAAATAGAGAATAGTTTAAATAAACTCTGGGAATACAAAAAAGTCCTTCTTTTAAGCGGTCGGGTAGACTTAAGCGATTTGCTTATTACGAAGAGTGTAAAGAAAAACAAAGAATACAAAGTTCAAGCACCACACGTAAAGGCGTATAATATGTTAGTTGCTGAGAATGGGGAAAGTCAAAGTTTAATTCCTTTTGTGTCATATTGGATTCTGCGGGGGTCTAAGAAGAATAAGAATGATGTGCTTCCAGTCGGAATAAGTAATGTAGAAGAGGGGTTGAAAAGGCTTAATTTAGATTATTATTTGGAACATCAGTTGAACAATATAATGGAAAGAATGGTGTCTTCGGTGAAATATTAAGAAATGGAGAATGTAAAATGACAGAAGAAATAAGTGAAGAAGAAATATATGCGTGGGCTCTGAAAAACTATCCGTCACTTGCGGGAAATAAAGATTTGGCTAAGAAAATCTATAATATTAAAGTATTGCACAATCGGGAAGACGAAGTTTCGAGATTTCCCTTTAAGAAGATAAATGAACTTCAACAAGATGGGAGATTTATCGTTATAAAGGTTGTAGCGCTGGATAAACCAAAGATTGTGGAGTATGTTCACTGTGCTGATTGCAATTCGAACAGGATTTGCTTTAATCCCGAACACAAAAAAGTAAAAGGAAAGCGGGTACAAATTTTTGTTATGGATGAGACGGGTACGATAGAAGCGATCGCATTTGCTAATGAAGATGATGATCTGTATAATAAAATCGAAGATTTTTATAAATCAGATATCTATTTTCTGGTTGGCAAATTAAGCAGTTCCGAAAAATATGGTGAAAATTTTGTAGTGAAAGTAGTAGTTCCAATCTATCCAGAAGATGACGCTCTTTTTGTGGAGTTGGAGAAACATCTTTTGCTTAACGGTGCTAAAAGTTTTGGGGAAAACGAATCAATTTTTAATGAATTTATAGCAAAAAATAAGAGGATGAAAGAGATAGCGGATTTCGTAGGAGTTAAAAACGTAGGAGGGAAAATAATATGGAATTAAATGAGGAAGAAAACAAAAATGGAAATGTAGAAAAAGCGGTTGATATTGTGAAGGAACTCGAAAACTTTAATGTAAAGGGTATAATTGAAGAAGTGATTTCTCATCAGGAAGATCGAAGACCCGGATTACACGTTTCAAATGCTTCTTACGAATGTTCTAGAAAACTGTTTTTTGATTATACAGAACCCCGGAAAACCTTAGCAGAGGAAGGAGAAAAGTGGAAAAAAGACATCGTAGGAATGTATAAAGTTTGGATAGGACAGGAATTGCACAAAACTCCACTATCTGATGGTCACGAAACAGAACTTATCCTTCCAGAATCAGTTTTGGGGTTAGAGATTACTGGTTCAGTTGATGAGATTTTTATCGATTCTAAAGGTGGAAGTTGGATTGTGGATAAGAAGTTTGTTGGTTATGCTCCAAATTTTGTAATGCAACCCCATCATAGAAAACAGGTTGGGTTTTATGCTTGGATGCTAAAAGAGGTAAAAGGAATCGAAGCTTCTGGTGTTATTCTAGCTTATACTCTTATTCCAGAAATCTATAGGAGAAAGAGTAAAAAAGAGAAAGAAAGTTATGATCCTACTAAAGATACCATTACGAGATATTTTGCAGAAAAACTTACACCTGAAGATATTGAAGCATTTGGTAAGGAACTGAAAGAAATGGTTTCTAGGGTTGTAAAGGGTTTAGAAACGTGGGGGAGTACAGAACCGGGGGAAGGAATACCCGAAAAAAATATTACTTGGTATTGTCAATATTGCGATTGGAGGAGCAAATGTTTTCCAAATGAAGAAGCAATTAAATCCGCTGTTGAGGAGTAATTTGATTACTACTTTTAATTCGTTGCTACTGAATACAAATATTCGGTATATTTCGTATAAGAGACTAGTCCAGCACTATTTTCGGCTGGGCTTCTTTTTAGATAATATGGAAGACGTGACCTTTTCTAGGGTTGCTTCAGCATTCTTAGAAGAAATGGAAAATAAAAACTACATAAGATTATCACTAATAAGACAAAGAAGAAAATTTTACGAATTTATAGATAGGACTAAGGTGTTTGAAGATGTTGATAGTTGATTCTAGAGAAGATCAGAAAATCATTAAAGAGCTAAAATTTAAGGGTGTTGAATTTCAGGTAGATGCGCTTAATTATGGAGATTATATTCTCTTAGGCGAAGATGCTAAAATCGTTATAGAAAGAAAGAGCATTACGGATTTTATGTCTTCTGTTGTCGATGGTAGAATATGGCAACAACTTAAAGGGCTCGAACAATACAAAGATTATCAGATTTTGATTGTTATTGAGGGATTTTACGATTACGGGATTATTAGGAAGAATGTCGCACTTTCTAATACGGTTCAACCCTATCTTTCGTATTGGAGACAATATATGTCTTTTACACCAGCACGGTTCATAGGAACTCTGACTTCTATCATCAAAAGTTGGCACAATGTTTCTATTGTAGTCGTTGGAGATAAACCCCACGGATGGAAACCCGAACAAACGGAACAGGATTACGGAAAATCTCGGCAGTTTATCGATTTTATTATCTCTCTTAATGAGAAGATAGGAAAACCCGAAGAGGGCGGTATTTGGGTAGGAAATACAGTTCAAAAAAAGAACAGAACTCTCGAAGAAGAAACTATAGATGTTATCAGCACTTTCGGGGGAATAGGAAAGGTCAAATCTACAGAGCTATTAAAGAAATTTGGTTCAGTTAAGAAGATAGTTTCAGCTAAAAAAGAGAAACTTGCCGAGATAGTAGGAGATAAAACAGCAGAGCATCTTTTGGAAGTGTTTAATTTTGGCAAGAAATAAACGAAGCTTGCGCTGGTTTCATAAAAGGTTGGGTGTATGGAAGACACGTGGTATTCAAATAACTTATGCAGAATATTGTAAATTATGGGTTGATCAGGGTAGGAAATGTAAGATATGCGGAAAACCCCTTCGTCTCTGGTACGTAGAAGGAATGAGTCCCATTATTTATAAGAATATGGAAACTGCTAATGTTGATCACGATCATGCTTCAGGAAAAATAAGGGGGCTTCTTTGCAGTCATTGTAATAGAACGGTCGGTATTTTTGAAACAGACAATCTTTTTATTAAGATTGAAAAATATTTGAGTGAAAACAGTTAGTTTTTTAAACTCAGTGAGTATTAACTGTTATGATAATTTCACAACTGTATTCAGGGAAGCTTGGTTTTTCCGAGTTTTCCGATTTGGCGGCAACAATAGTAAAATTTGAACGAACAGGAGAATTTATTTCCATTGCATCTGCATTTAAGAAGATAGAAAACGAGGGAAATAAAACCGTTGTTTTTATTGGGGACTATCCAGAAAAGAACATCGACATTCTCAGGTTGAACGATTCATCTATCTATAGATTGGCGGTTAAACTTAGAAAGAAGGATTATTTCGTAATTTTGGTTACTCAGGGAGATTCTAATATAGATGTTCCTTTACTTACGGAATCGTTTAATCACGTTATAATATTCTTTAACTATCTTGATGTAGATGTTAATAAATTATACCCAATGAAAAGGATTAGGGATATGCAACAGCTTCCTTCTAGAAGTTTTGCGTTCTTTTTTGTCGCTCCTTTCGTAGATTTGCAGTTGATGAGCATTATACAGGATCGGGGTCTGTCTAAAGAGAAGATATTTTTAGTTCCTGCTTTAAATGTTTCCAAAGAAGTGCATCGGCTTATAAACGAAGCAGGAAGTATATTAGAGCTTCTCAGTAAAATTCCAGCGAAAGAGATTTATATTTCCAAAAGGGAAGATGTTGAAATCGGAAAACCAGTTATGCGAGTACATAGGGTTTAGGAGGTATAAATGATTAAATTTTATCTTTCGGGGGTCGAATCTGAATATGCGCTTATTGATAAGATGTTTTCTAAGGGCTATCCCTCTTTTGGGGTAATCATTTCATTTTATAAATTGCAGTCCGCTAATTATCTTATGGAATCTCTTAAAAGGTGGCAGATTAATTATAAAGTCAGGGCATACATAACCCCCGGATTTGATTATTCTACCAAAAAATCGCAGAGGTCGAAAATCTTATCAGAAATAGTCAACGAATCTAAAGATGACGAGTATTTTGATCAATACATAGATTGGTTGGTTTCTCATTCAGATTATTATGAAAACGCATTCGAATACAGGAGAGACGGTTTAGCGCTGGAAAAGCTTGCTGGGTATAGACAAATGTATTTGGATGCGGGGATTGCTTCTCACATTATAATACAATTTACTAGAGATGAGGGTATTCCGTTTGTTAAGGAAATGATTGCTAAGGGGTTTAAATGGTTTACTTTTATTAATTCTTCAGAGAAGGCGGAAGACGCAGAAGAAATGGCTAGGGAAGTTGTCGAAGCGGGTGGGCAAGTTCATCTTTCTGAATTTACTAAACACGATTTGCTTTCTATAAAAGAATCTGTCGATAGTGTCGATTCTACGGTTTGGTCAAGTGCTTCTCGTTGGGGTAAAGTATTTTTTATGAAGTTTGGGAAGATAAAAATTTACAATATAGATGATGCCGATGTTTTGAATGCGGCGGTTCAGGATCGGTTTTGGAATATTTTTTCTGATCAGGTAAGACAATCTGTTTTAGCGAAAAAGAATATTCACCCTTTGAATGCTTGGAACGCATACCAGCTTATGCTTTATATTGAGCATCTTAACGCTAATATTCCTGCATATAAGGATTATTTGAGAAATGGCGGGTCTATTCCAGAATTTGCGGAAGGTAAAGATTCAATGGGAAGGGACAAAATAAAGGAAATAGCTAAATTTAAGTCTCCTACAAACGCTATTTTTTCGAGAAAACTTTTGGAATTTGGGCTTCAGTGTAATACCTGTATTATAAGAGACAAGTGTCCGGCATATAAGAAAGATTCTGTTTGTGCGTATACCGAAGTTTGGAAAGAAACCGGCGCACTGAATACCCGGAACGTAGAAGCGGTTATTTCTTCATTGGAATCTCTTGTGGAAGAGCAGAATCAGCGGTTGATACGTTCTCAATTTATAGAATCTACTCAGGGTGGAAACATTAATAAGAATGTGACTGATTTGCAGAATAGTCTTATTAGAAATTTGGATATTCTCTATAAGTTGAAATTCGGTTCAATTAATCAGAATAAGTATAATATTTTGAATATCGGTTCTAATCAGATGGTTGTCGGTGCTTCTGAAGACGTTTTGAATGCGGTTAGAAGTGAATTTGGAGAAGATATAGCTAATAAAATAAATAAGCGATTATCCGAAGATTCCAATTCTGACGCTACTAACGAAGACGGAGATGATACAATAGATGGCGGAAGTTCTGAGTAATGCGGAATTTCAAACAATTCTGAAAAGTCCAACGCTGTTTATGTGGAAAATGCTCGGAATAAAACCTCTTCCTTTTCAGGTCGAAATATTAGAAGATGACAGCAAGAACGTTATAATCGTTGGCGGAAGGCAGATAGGCAAATCCTTAACATTGGCGGCAAAAGCGCTTTGGAATGCATTTGTTAAGACTGATCAGGATATTATTATTGTAGCGCAGAATCTTCGTCAAGCTAAAGTTGTTTTCGATCACATTTACAGGTATGTTTCTACTAATATTCTTATTAAGAAGCATACTAGAAAGCTTACTATTACTGAAATAAAATTCGATAACAATTCTATAATTCGTTGTTTGCCCGCAGGAAGAACTGGTGAGGGAATAAGGGGATTTACCGCTACTATGATCATTTTTGACGAGGCGGCGTTTATTCCAGACGAAGTGTTTGTATCGCTAGAACCTTCGTTGGGTGTTAAAGGTTCGCAAGCAATTTATTCTTCTACTCCTTATGGAAAACGGGGATACTTTTATCAGTTATATGCTACTGAAATGGCGAAAAATCAAGCGCATAGGGATTTTTCTATATATGTTGTTCCAACTACTAAAAATCCATACTTTTCAAAACAACTGTTAGACCGAGAACGACAGATAAAAACTCCGCTTCAGTTTACACAAGAATACGAAGCACAGTTTGTAGATGAATCTGGTTTGTTTTTCCCCTTTTCATTGGTTTTTTCGTGTGCGGAAGATTATGAATACAGATTTCCGGCGGATATCAGTTCTGATGAAAAATATTATTTGGGGTTGGATGTAGCATATTCTGGAGAAGATGATACCGCTATTACTATCCTCAGGGAATTTGCTAACGGAAATAGAATGGTTCAATATGTCGAAACAATATCTAAATCTTCAGTTCCAGAGTTGGTCGGTAAGATAATTAACATGTCTAAATCGATTAAATTCGAGCGGATTTATGTCGATAAAACTGGGGTTGGTGCTGGAATATACGATCTTCTTAGAACCAGTCTCGGAAGCGTTGTTTATGGGGTAGAATTTACTGAACACAACAGAGATACTATGTATGGTAATCTCAGGTTGGCTTTAGAACAAAAAACGATAAAGCTTAACAGAAACGATACTAAATTTTTGTATCAGTTTTCTTCTTATACAGCAAAATATGATGTAATAGGTAAATTAAGGTTAAGTAAAGATGTAAATATTCACGATGATTTGGTAGATAGTTTAGCTGTTACTTTTATAGATAAGGGCGGCGGTACTATTAAGGTGGTTGATATGGGATTGGATTTTTCTTTGAAGCCGAATCTCGATACTAGACCTTTCATAAAAGATGCTAAATGGTTTGTTATTGGGGATTTTCCGTCAGAGCAGAATAGGGTGAAATAATGGAGATGAAATAAGTGGTAAGCAGAGCAGAACGTGGTGCGTACGGAGAAGGAACGAAAATTACAGATTGGGATCGATATAATCCGCTTGGGGTAAAGACTAAACCATTCCCTACGGAAACAGTTTGCCCCCTATGTGATTCTAAACGAGAATACGTTTTCCCAGTAACATTAGAAGTTTGTTATAAAGACGCAGAAAGGATTATGGAACGGACAGATGTTTTTAGAAAATATTTGGGGTCTAAATTGGTTCTGAACGGACAAATGTGCTTAGTTTGCGGGAAAAATACGACTGTTATTCATAAAATCAATACTCGAATATGTCAGAAATGTACGGTTAAACTTGGCAGAAATCAAAAGCGTTATCAAAGTTTGTTAAAATATGCGAGGAAAGTAGCATAATTAATTAATGTGTATACTATGGAGGTTATATGGCTAATATTATAACTAGAATGGGTAGGAGATTAAGGGGTGGAAAACTCGATTCTAGAAGTGGAACAACCAATCCCCGACCCGAAACTTATCCTATTCCTTTTGCTCCTTATATTCAAGCGGGGGGACAAGTAGAGAAAGTTCCCATAATGCTTTTTTCAATACGGTGGCTTTATGATATTACTTATGCTTCTGACGTTTTAAGAACCATAGTCAGAACCATTACGGGGGAGACATTCAAAAACGGGTTCGATATTCGGGAAAAGTTTAAAAGTAAATGTCTTAAATGTGGAAGGGAATTTGAAGAAGATTTGGATGTTTGTCCTTATGACGGTTCTTTGACACGCCCTCCCGATTACGATGAATCTGTTAAACTGAGTAAATTTCTTTCTACTAAAAACCAGTTTGGGGAATCTTTTATTAAAGTTTTGAAAGAAGTTGATAACGATGTTAACATTACAGATAACGGATATTTGTTTTTGCAGAAGGATTATATTTACGATGGGAACAATAATTTAATTGGTGCAGAAGTCACTGATATACTCCGACTTACCCCCGAAAAAATGCGGCTTATTTTAACTGCTCATGGTGGAGGAAGAGGAGAAAACGGAGAGCGGTATTATTTTTGTCCGCTTCATAGAAAGGAACTTATAACGCTTCCAGAAAATGACACAGAAATACCTAGATGTCCTACTTGTGGCGGTTCTACTTTGGAAGCTTGGTTCGGAGCTAGGGAAGAAGAAAAACCAGTATATTTTGCGGAAAGTGAAATCTATCATCTGAAGCGGTGGAGTAATTCTCAGGGATACGGTGTTCCCCCTCTTTATTCAATTTATCTAAAGGTTTTGGCTCTCCTTAAAATGGACAGGTTTATAGTCGATGCATATAACTTACAGAGGTCTCCGCAAGCATTATTGATAATAAAAGGAAGGTATGATCAGTTTAGGGGAGCATGGGAATATATGATGCAGAAGGCAAGAGAAAACCCTTATATGATCTATCCTCTTGTAGTTGAAGGAGAAGAGAACACAAAGCGTATAGTGGAATATCAGGAATTTTCTCTTAAACCCTCAGAATTTCAATGGGTCGAATCCAGAAAGGAATACAGAGAAGCGATCGGTGCGGTTTACGGTATTCAACCAATTTATTTAGAAGGTTTGGAAGGTGGAGGTCTAGCTAACGAAGGATTGCAGATAACGGCTACTTCGCAGACAATTAACGATTCGCAGAGAAACTGGAATATGTTTCTTGAGTGGTTGTCTAAAATGCTGGGTGCTTACGATTACAACATTGTTCTTCACGGAAATGAGTTGGAGGATGAATTGAAGAAATTGGATATAGCCCAAAAGAGAATCGATTTAGCGGTTATAATGAAACAGCTTGGATTTGGTATACGGCTTAAAAAGGATAACAGAGGTATACTTAACTTTGAGTATGTAGATTCTCCAGAAAGACAGGACTTGCTTGAGCATCCCGAAAAGGAACTTGCAGAACAGGAACAGACTAGACAATCGCAGAATGAACAGGGAGCTAAACCCCCAAAAAGCGAAACTGAACAGGATAGAAATTCGGAGAATAAGGTAAATGAATCTGGATTTGGAGGATAAATTCTATGGTTTACCGAAAGAAAAGAGTGTGGTCTAGGAGATTTTACGGTAGTCCTAGATACAATCTTTCCAGAAAAAGCGATTGGTTTCATAAAACTGTTCAGGAAGATATTTCAAATGCGGGAAGGGAACTCGGCGATAAAATTGGTAATGAAATTAAATCTGTAAAGATAGGCGGAGTTAACATTTCCGGGGAAGATTTGAATAAGATAGTTAAAAAAATTCTTTCTTCTCTGACGAACGAAACACTCGGAAGAATAGCTGAATATTCTGGTCGGGTTTTTCGGGATATTCGGGATGAGTTGTTTCAGAGATATGGGTTTGTTATTTCTGAAGACACCTTAAATCAAGAGCTTGTTAAAGATTTGGTTTATCGGGTTATAAATATTGCTTCAAAAGGTATAAAAGATGCTTCAGAAAAGGATTTAGAAAGCTTGGCGGATGAAATAGAAAATCCGACAACTCCAGAAAAGGCTAAAGAAATAGTCGATAAGCTGGTAGATACTGCTAAGGATGAATATTCAGAAGTGAGCAGAACGGCATTAAGTTCTCTTTATATGGAGGCTAATCGGAGAAGTTATCAGATAATAGAAGCGGATTTAGGATTAGAACCCGATAAAGCGAAATATAGGTGGTATAATGCGATGGATTACCGTACAACCGATACCTGTAAAAGAATTACCGAGAGAACCAAAAACGGGGTAAGCATGGAGGAATTGACACGCATTGTTAAGGAGGAAAGCGAAAGAGAGTTCCCCGGATTCTGGAAAGAAGACAATCCTCTTTTTCCGCATTATCAGTGCAGGTCTACTTTTTATTTGGTGGTTGAATGACGAATTATAACGTTAATCTTTCAGACGTTTTAATTCCTGTTTCTGATACTTTAACTGAAACGATAGATTTTCTTTTTGCGGAAGAAGTTGTCGGTACGTTTCTTTCTACTTTTTTTACGGTCTATTATATCGAAAATGTTAAAGCAATTTCTATAGATATGGTTAATAATAGTGCTGTTGTTTATCAGATAGACGAAGAATATGAGTGGATTGGGTATAACGCAATGCAGAACCTTAGAACCGCAAAAATTGAAGCGGATGTCCGTGTCCAGAATGGTACAGTCCAGTCAAATGGTCAGGTATACCAATCTTCGGATATTATCAATCTTATAATTAATACGGTTCAGAAGTTTTCTACTTCAAATATAACTATAAGCGGTGACAGGGTAATTTATGTGAAACTTGAAAATGCTTCCAATCTTCAGATGAGACAGAGGGGGGAAGACTGGATAGAGTTTATTTTTGAAGTGCGCATATTAACCAATAATTTTTAGGAAAGTATATTATCTTTAATTCTATTGGAGTTGTATGTTGGATCGTCTAGCATTAAGATTTAAAGATGGAAAATTTCTCTTAACCAGAACTTTTGGTATTGAATATATACCCATAATCGGAAGTTTTACTATTAAGCATTTTAATAAAGAGGGAGTTCTTTTAGAGGAAAGGGAAGTAAAAAATCTCATTGTTAATGTAGGTATAGCTCTTGTCGCAGGGCTTGTAGACGGCTCTCAAACGCTTTATATTAATGCTATGGCGGTTGGAACAGGAACTACGGCTGCGGCAGTTACCGATACCGCTTTGGGAACTGAAGTTATGAGGGTTGCTACTTCCAATGCTCTCGTTACGACTTCTGTAGCTAATGATACTGCTCAGTTTACGGGAACTTTCAACTTTACCGCTTCTTATGCGATAACTGAGGAAGGCTTATTCAATTCAACGACAGCATCTTCTGGAGTTATGCTTTCTCACCAAGTATTTGCGGCAATTAATGTAGTTTCGGGGGATTCTATTCAGTTTGTCCATAAGATTCAATTCTAAAATTGATGGAAGTGGGGAATAAAGAATAGCATATTTTATTAACTACTTTCATATTTCTTAGATATGGCACTTAAACGAAGCGAATTTTTTTATCTCGATCAGAGAGAATATGTCGGGTCTAATGTTACCGATTTTGTAGTTAACGGAACTTCAGCTTTTGGCGGGGGATTTCCACTCGGAATAGATGTTGGTTCAAGCGGAATTGGTGTTGATGTTACTACTTTGGCGGGTACGACTGCTGGGTCTCTTATGTATTCAGAACCTTTTAGGGGGGATGGATATAAGAAAGTTATTGTTTATTCAGATGGATATGAGAACACTACAGCAACGGCTCAGGTTATAACCTTTCCGAGAGCGTTTTCTTTCACACCCTATACGGTGGAGAATGGGACAGGAATGACGCTTACTATTACGACTGCAAGCATAACTTTCCCCGCTTCTATGGCGAGTGTAGCTACAAACGGTTATATAATACTGGAAGGGATTTAGATGGGAATAAAACTTTCGACCCCTTCGGATTCTTATGTGAACATAGAATTTGGAAAGGCGGGGACAATCTCTTTTAATGGTATTCAGATTCCCCTTACAGTTTCAACAGACGAGTTTGCATCGCTTTCTGGTACTACTAGCGGAACTTTCAGTTATGTCGAATATGAAGTTCTTGGAGTAAAGGTATTCATAGGCAGGTTTTTCAATTATTCGAATACTTCCGGAACAGCGCAGACAGTTACATTCCCGATAGCTTTTACTTCAACCCCATTTTTGCTTGATTCAAAAGAATCCCTTACTTATATTTTTAATACAGAGGGGGTTCAAAGTGCGGGATATGCTCTTGGAGGCGAAGGAGGAGGAATAACAACTCTTACGGATGCGGTCGGAACTCTGGTTTCCACGGCAAGTTTCCCAGTCAGTGCTTCCAGCGGCGTTACGGCTTCAACTACAGTTTTGACGATCCCTGCACCAACAATAAACGTAGCTAACGGAACAATGATAGCGATAGGAAACTAAATTCCTATCATTTTTTTAATTCGAATGCTTTAATATTCGGTTAACCATTTTGTTTTATGACTATCCCTTCTTCCGCATATCAAATTACAGTCGATTCTTCCGGCAATCTCGGAACTTATAATATAGCTTCTGGGGCGGAAATTTCTTATTTTACTTCTGTGGGGAATTTAGTTATATCGGGAAGTATGTCAGCTTCTTCATATAATTTAACTGCGGGGACTGGAATTGGCATAAGCGGACTGACAATAAGCAATACTGGGATTATTTCAGCTTCGGCGGGAAACGGAATTACTGTAAGTGGGACTAATCCGCTAAGCATTGCAATGTCTGGAAGCTATAGCGGAAATTTTAATTTAACTGGCAATTTAACTATTTCTGGTTTAATTACCGCTAATAATTCAATATATATTCCTAATGAAAATACGGTTAACGGTGTAGGAAATGTTAATATATATATGAATGTCGTGTCGGGCTCAAATCCTTTTGTTTTTGATGGCACTGCTAATGATACTAATAATTTGTGGTATAATGGTGTAACTGGTGATACTTCGGGAAATTATTGGTTTATTTTTAATCCAAAAACTGATAAACAATTATATTTTCATACAAATGGTTTGTTTCAAGATACTTTGAATACGTATAACGATGGTTCAGGAAATATGTCTGTAGCGGGCGCATTATCAGTAGCAGGAGAAATTTCAGGCGGTTCATATAATTTAGCGGGCGGTACAGGTATTTCTTTTAGCGGAATTACTATAACAAATACGGGCATTATTTCAGCTTCGGCGGGGGCTGGTATTAGTGTAAGCGGGACAAATCCTCTTACAATAACAAATATTGGGGTTACTTCTCTTACTGCTGGGACAGGTATAACGATATCGGGGTCTACGGGCGCAGTAACAATTTCGGCATCGGCTCCTTCTTTTACTGGTGGGAATGGAATAACTATTAGCGGTTCTACTATAGAAATGTCTGGAAGTTATAGTGGAAATTTCGATTTGTCTGGTTCTTTAACTCTACCTTATGGTAATGTTATTGGATATGGTGGAGCAATAAATTTAACTGGAAATACTAGTGGAAATGTTGCAGAAATTTATTTTCAATCTTCTGGAAACACAAATTCGGATTATGGTATAATTGCTTACCATGATACAATGGCGAATTATGCATTTTGGGGGTCAAGTTCGGAAAATAGTGTTTTAGAAATAGCAGCAGGTAACGATGGAAGGAATGGTGATTCAGATATTATTCTCCTTAATCCTACAGCCGCAGTTGTTATAGATGGTGGGAACACAAATAATCCCGGTGCGTATAATCAAAATGCTGCGAATCTTATAGTTTTGGGTGAGATATATACAGGAACATCATCATCTGGAAGTTTAACGGTCAGAAATACTCTCGACAACGGTTCTGGAGATATGTCTATAGCTGGAAATTTAACTGTCGCAAATATTCTTCAGTTAACAACCATTATTACAAGCGGTACAAATTTAACTTACACAGCACCCGCAAATGGGTTTTTGGATTTGTGTCTTGTTGGGGGCGGCGGCGGAGGCGAAGGAAACAACGGCTATGCATATACTGGTGGTGGGGGTGGTGGTGCAGTTATATTTGTTACGATACCAGTACTTTCTGGACAGACTTTTACATATACGGTAGGTGGAGGTGGAGCACCCGGTTCTAATGGGGGTGCAACGTCATTTGGGTTATTTACAGCTAATGGGGGAGCAGGAGCTTCACCGGGTTCATCGGATGCTGGATACGGAGGAGCAGGAGGTAGTTGTGTTACACCATTTGGTACAATTAATGGTGGAAGTGGTGGTGCTGGTGTTCTTGATGGTAATGGTGGTAATGGCGGTAATGGTAGTATAGGTGCATTTGGAATAGGTGGAGGTGGAGGCGGTGGAGGAGCTTTTACTAGTGGTGGTGATGTCACTAGCGGTTCTGGAGGTTCAAATTTACAGAGCGGAGGGTTAGGTGTTACTACTAGTAGTAGTTCTGGAGGGGGTGGAGGTGGTTCGCTTGGAAGCGGTAGTAATGGTATTATTAGTGGAAATGCAAGTTCCGGTAACAATTATGGTGGAGGCGGAGGAGGAAGCGGTTCTGGTACTGGCGGAAGTGGAGCACCCGGTGTTATAATGCTTAGATTCCACCAGTAAGTATAGACTTAGCCGATTTACCATATTCCTAGTAGTATAAATAATAAACCTTAATAATTACGATTCAATTCACATTAGGAATAATTATGACGAGTGAATTAGAAACGAAAATTGACGAGAGTTTAGCGAAAATAAAACAGCACTATGAAGCGGCGAAACTGTCTACAGATACTCTTTATGAAAATGTTATTAATGCGCTGGTGAGCAATATTCTTTTTCTGAAGAACGAAATCAAACAGCTGGAAGATAAGATAGATTTTCTTACCCCAAAAGATGTACCAAGACCTTCGCTAAAAGAATAGTCTATTAATCCTTATCCTATTTCTTTTTTATGACGCTTACCATTTCAATTTCTCCCACTTCCGCAAATCTTTATTCTTACCAGTCTCCTTCCCAAACTTTAACTGTTTCCGTTTCGGGGGGAACTTCGCCGTATACTTATCAGTGGTATCTTAACGGGGTTGCGATTTCTGCGGCGACCTCTTCTTCTTATACCTTTATCCTTTCAAATAGCATGGTTGGCGGCGAATCCCAGTTTACCTTTTATTGCGAAGTTTTTGATTCCTCTTCTCCGCAAGAATCCGGCAATTCCCCAAATTCGGTTTTAAGTTTATTCGGAACTGTTTTGGTTTATTTTGGTGAATCAAACAATCCAATTTCTGAAATTCTCGCATTCGGATTATCTGATTTGCTTTCAATGACAGAGCAGTTTAGTTTTTCATTTCTTAAAGAGTTGACCGATGCAATTTCGGTAATTTCAGATTCCCTTTCCTTTTCTTTTGTTCGTTCCCTTTCCGAAACAGTTTCAATAGAAGAAATTTTTGGGTTTATTTTAAAAAGAGAGATTTCTGAATCCATTTCTTTAATTGATTTATCGTTAAACAAAGAAACAATTAAGCGGGTTTTAGAATCTTTTACTTTGCTGGAGCAGATTCATTTTAGCGCATTCCGAGCATTTAACGAAGCGTTATCTCCTATTGTCGATTTCTTTGCTAATGCGTATATTTACATTAAAGTGCTGGAAAAGATTACCCCCCAAGAACAAATCAACTTTTCTCTTTTGCATACAATTTTTGAATCGATTTCTCCCGCTGAGTTTATAGCGTTTATAAGTAGGCGGGAATTTATGGAAGACATTATTCCCAACGATCTTTCGATGCAGTTTGAGGTAATTCGTAAGCTGTTCGATCTTTTTGTTCCCGAAGAAACCATTAAATTTGCGTTTTCCAGATTTTTTTCGGAAGAAATCAATATTTCTGAAAGCAAGAATTTTTCTCAAATAGTGCATTTATTAGAACAGATAGATATCACAGATTTGCGGTCGCTCTTTTCTATAATTCGGGAACAGTCGGATTCTCTGTTTCCGTTTGAAGTGTTTACTTTTAATATGTCTTTCTATCTTTCTCTTATCTATGCTCTCAATTTAGTAGGGATATCAGATGTAGTTCTTTTAAAGGATATTAAAACCGTTGATTATTACAGGGAAACACCGCTTATAATTATCCCCAAAAACGTGGAAGTTGAAACGGTTTTTAATGGTTACATTTATAACTACAATTTCGAATTGATAGCTGGTTCTCCCGATGCTCAGCAGTTTAAGCAGTTTCTTTCTATATTGAATAAGTTTATACAACAGTACCCGAAAAATGAAACTGTTTTTCTTTTCAGGGTAAACTCGCAACAATACGATACGAATGTGCGGGGGTTTTATCGGGAGTTTTTCGAGATAACCGCAAAAGTGTTTATTCCCCTTTCCAGCTGAATATATTTCTTAAACTTGACCAATAAGGCAATTTAAACCGATAAAAGGTACAAATATACCAGACGGGGTACTTACTTTCAAATTTGGGGCGTTCTGTTGCGTTACAGGGGCATTCTAGGAAGATGAACCGAAGAAAGTTGTCGGTTGTAAGAATATTTTGGGGGAAGTAGTTTTATTATCTCAGTTTTAATCTTTGCAGTGTGACCAACTATATAATTAACCTATCAGATTCTTTACCAATTTCGGAATCATTTTCTTATAAACAAACCATTTCGGTAGATACATTCTATTCGGATTTGCTTTCTTTCTTTCAATCGATCGGAATAACTCCTATTGTTTTGCTTACAAACATTAAAGCTATAGATTATTATAGATTGCTTGATACATTTATTCTTATTCCGAAAAGCTTAACAGTTTCTCAGGTGTGGAACGGGTATATTTATGAAGCAGTCTTTTCTTTGGTAGCGGGTAGTAGGAACGTTCAGGATTTCCGAACAATGAAAAATGCTATAAAGAAACTTATCGGAGTGAACCTTTATAATGGTAACATCTATTTGGTATTAGTCGATAAACAAACATTCGATACAGGAGTTAAGGGGTTCTATCGGGAATTTTATGACATTTCGGTTAAGCAGTATGCCGCTCTTACTTAGTAACCAATTTTATTAACTGGTGATCCATTTCTTATTATGAATCATACTAATACAGTTCAAGAAAGTCTTGGGTTTTTGGCGAAGCGAACCCCGTTTAAAGTTTTAATTGCAGATGGGACTCCTCCAACTTCCGTAACTTATAATTATGAATTATCCCAACCCATTTTTGGGATATCGGTTATAGCTACTCTCGGTTCAACTTCTACTTTGGACATTTCAGTTTTTCCAGTTGATCCGGAAGGGAATGTAATCAGTTCTGCATCTTTGGTTACGGCTATTGCTCTTACAGCTTCGGGAAAGATTTATGAATTTTCTTCGGAGCTACCTTTCAGGTCTCTTGCTATAGTACTTACGTCTTCGGGTACTGTTTCGGGGGCAACCATAGCTGTTTACGGGTAAAAGGAGGAATATTAATATGGGTGGATATTCTGTTGAAGAAAGGTTGGCTAAGGTGGAAGAGCGGTTGGATAATGTTTTCGATCTCGTTAAAGGTATTGATTCAGATGTCAAAAGTATGTCTACTAATCTAAACAGTTTTATGATTAAAGTATCTCTTACCGAAGAACGAATGCAAAATATGGAAACCAGACGTAAAGAAGAGATTGCAAAGTCAAGATGGGTGTTAGTTCTTGCCGCAACAGTTGTAAGTGCATTTATGAGTGTAATTGTTTCTGTTATATTTCACGGAGTGATTTAAAATGGGAGTTTCAGAATTTACTAATTTGATTATAAAAGACGATGAAAAACGGTTAGTCGAAGGGTGGGCTTCCGTAGAAGTTGTCGATAGGCAGGGAGATATCGTTCCTATGGATACTATAAAGGAAGCTTTTATGGATTTTGTATCTCGGACTGGGGGACTTATAATGAAACAGCACGAGAATAAACCCATAGGTAAGGTTCTCCAGTGGAACGTTGAAGATTACGATAAAGAAGTTCCCGGAATAAAAATGGTTGTTGAAGTTTTTGGAAAGGGTGTTACTGCGGATGAAGCTTGGAACGAAGTCAAATCTGGTACTCTTTCGGGATTTTCTATTGGCGGGAAAGCTTTAGACAGAGAAGACAGGATAGATAAAGAAAGCGGCAAAGTCATAAGGATATTAAAGAAGATTGAACTTAATGAGATAAGTATAGTAAAAGAACCAGCAAACCAATACTCTCTCATTGAAGCAGTAAGCATTTCCAAAGCTAAATCTAAAGATTTGAGTGACGATGCAAATACGATAATCCAGAGAAAGTTTGATGATTCTAAGGAGGCATCCGAAGTGGAAACGGCGGCTAAAGGAGTTGAACTCGATAGTGGAAGTAAAGAAGGTGTGAATAAATCAATGGAAGCAATAGTTAAGTTTCTTAAAGCTAGTTATCCCTTTGATGAATGTTTGAGGGATCAGGAGAAAAGGTACGGAAGTAAAGAATCGGCACAGAAGATTTGCGGTTCGATAAGAAGCAAATACGGTAAATCTCTCGATCAGGAATGGAGTGAATCTGGTATTAATAGTGATAAGAATAAATCTGTGCCAGTTTCCGAAGACAAAGAACACATTGAAGATGAAAGCGAAGAAGAGGAAGATGACGTTGATAAGGCGCTTAATTTTGTTATAATGACAAAGTATTATGAACCGATCGCTAAATCCTTTTTGTGGGATAAGTGTATACAGGATCAGATGGATAGATATCACGATCCTACAGATGCGGAACAGGTTTGCGGCGCTATTCGTCAGAAAGTTATGCAGAGGAAGGGGTACGGATATTCTGATCACAATTCGCAGAGAAAATCCTTAGATAAAGCTAATTACAATGCATCCGGCAAAACACTTCCGGGGGATATAGCTACTATAAGAGATACGCATATTAAACAGGAAGATGATGATAAGGTGTCTGAAAATCCAATCGGTAAAACCGTCAATATTAATAAGCCGAATTATATAAGTAGAAACATGGTTAATAAAGGTCAGCTTCACAGTGTTGGAGATAAGAACATGAATGAGGCAGTTGAAACCGAATCTGACGGGATTGAAAGCAAAGTCAAAGAAAAAAGTTTTGGTGCTGATCAGAGGAAGGGAGAACTTTCTACTAAGATTGAAGAAGAGGAACACGCAAGAGAAGAGAGGAAGAAACCCCAAGTTCCTAGAGAAGAGGAAGAGGGTGAGGGTGAAGAGAAAGCTGAACCCGAAGGCGAAGTTGAATCCGATGGAAGTTCTGAAACAAACAAGCTTCTTCAGTTGCTCATCAGTAAAATAGACAGACTTGTTCAGACGAAATCTGCTCTCGGTGACGAAGTAACGGATGAAGCTAAGTCTAATTATATGGATCATTCTAGAAGCATAGAAGAGGATGAACCAAAAGGGAAATCTGACGGTAGGAGAAAAGGCGGAGTTGGAATAGAACAAGTACCGTCTGGAATTGAAGTCGATAAATCCAGCAAGCAAATTAAGAAATCTGGGCAATCACCCGCTGCGGCAGTCGATTTCGGCAGAACCTATGTTAATGGAGTAAAAGGAGTGTCAAACGGTAATGTGGACAGTGGATTTGAAGAGATACTTAAAGACGTATATTCAGGAAAGAAAACAGCTAGGCAGATTTATTTTGAAGGTAAATATGGGAGGCGAGAGTAATGGCAGTTAATCCCTATCTAGCTTCGCAACCAACACACAGACTGACAATGCAGGATGTGATGCAGTTTAACAGTACGCAGTCTATCGTTCCCGAACTTTCACCCTATAATGACGAGTACATAAAAGCAATGATCTACACTGGAATGGGTACAAATGTGTGGAATGCTGTATACGGAGCACAAGCTTGGTATCAGCTAAACACAGAATCTAACCTGTTTGGTGTTCTTCCTAAGCTTACGTGGGATAAGTCAGGTTACAGGGTAATAACTAACTTTGTTCAGACCCCCTCTTCAATGGGTATAGCTGAAACTGGAACACTCTCAGTTCCCGAAGTTCCTAACATTGAAATTGTGAAACTTACTCCTAAGCTGTTACAGACACCCTTCGAAGTGACGGATATAGTCGAACAGCTAGCGAAAGTCTCACAGGATGACTTGTTTGCAAACCTCGACACCCTTAGACAGTATTTCGCTACTATGCACATAAAGAACATAAACTTCAATCTCGGAGCTAAAGCGGTTGGGTCAAACGTTGCGACATCCAATTCGGGGATATCAAATCTTAATGTTGAATCTCTTGATAGGATAATTTCTTCTTACGCAGAAGGAACTGGTGTCGGACTTTCCGCTACAACCACACCTACTCTTGCTGAAGTTATTGATCCTTATGCTGGGGCTGTTGACAGGTCTGCTGGAGCATCTGCTTTCGATTCCTATGTAGCTTCTGCTTCAGGGGAATTTGGAACGCTCGGAGCACTGACAGATCAGGCGATAAGGGATACTATTCAGGCAGTCAAAACCAACGGTGGAAGGACTAACCTCGTTCTGACCGGATACGATACTTACGCTAACATTCAGGGAATATACCAGAACCAGCTTAGGTATATGAACTGGGGTGAGCTAGAGTACAGAACGGGTCTTAACGGTGTGGAAACTTCTTCAGGTGTTGACGTTGGTCTGAAAGCGGCATCCGTATATAAGATACCACTCATTGAAGCAGTCGATACTACAACCGACAATCCGAACGGACAGGGGTCTTTCGATACTTCCGCTTCAGGTTCTTCAAGAATGTTCTTCTTGGACACAACCGATGCAGAGGGATATGGAGACGCTCGTCTTTCTATGTCGATTCTGAGACCGACACAGTATCTAGAAACGACAGACAGGGACTTTGTACTGTTGAACAACATCGCTTACGAAGGACTTTACTTCTCAATAATGGAAGCGAGGTGTACCTTCTTTGGGGCTCAGGGAAAGCTTAGAGATATAGAGTAAACATTTTTATACTCTTTTTCTCATTTTTTTATTTTTTATAATCAAATTTATTACCCGCTATTCTATTTTGTTTTATGACATCTACATTTTCAGGGGGTCAATCTTATGTCCAAAGTACGGATGTTGTAGAATATCTGCATATAGCTGATATCGCTACACCCGCAGATTTGACTTATCTCGACACTACTGTTATTCCCTTCGTTTCGGAATACATAGACAGACTTTCGGGTTCTACTTGGGGTCTTAAATCCACCGCAACCGACAATTATCATAATGAATATAACGGGTATGAAATGAAATCAATCGGTCAATATACAGCTTATGGTCTGTATTTGATCGGCGCACCAATATATCTTTCACATTATCCTATCGTTCCTGTTGTTATGGGAAGTTTTACTAATAATGCTAATCCTCCCCAAAGTATTCAGAGTATGCTCATCTGGAATGGAAACTTCTATCAGGAATGGGAGGGGATATATCAGGAAGGGAGATATTCGCAATACTGGACAGACCGAACAGCAGGTATCATGTATATTATGGGGTGGTACTGGTGGATGGGGTATGAAGCAATGGTTAAGTACCAGTACGGGTATAACCAAATGCAATACGTTGCCGCCGGAACTGGGATTCTCGATCCTTATGTTTATGAATTGGCGGTAATGAAATCCGCTCACTGGTTCTTATCTTCGGAAAGGTATACAGCAACGGTTTCGCAGGGAATAGGAGGTATAGAAATACCCGCTCAATGGTCTTTCCTTAATCAGAGAATAAGAGAACTGGAGATTTACATAAAGGGGTACAAAAGAATTGCGGGAACGTGGATGTCCTAATCTTTTGTATTTATTTATAATATTCTTCTAATTTTTTAATCGATTCCCGTATAGGTCTAAATTCGGGTGTTCCTTTCTTTTTAATGCTAAACATAATTCTTTTAGTAGTCCTTTCCAATTCTTGTTTTCCTGTTATATGTAATTTTAACCGTACCCATCTTTCTATAGCATCGTGAGGGGGCAGTTTTGTTCTCGGATCAGTTCCATATTCTACGAAGAAGATTGCGGGACTGTTAAAAATTAATTCATTTCCCCCAATTTTCAGGTAAGCGCTTTGGGTAGAATGTCCCGTATAAATAAGCTTAAAATCGGGGCGGGTAGTTGGGTTTTGCATTTCTTCTAGATATATTTCTCTCAGTTTGGTAAGTATAGTAGAAACAACATATCGTTTTATTCGGTTCAGATCGGTTTTATTATATCGTATAGAAACTTTAATTGCGGAAGAAGTCATAGTTTGATATTATTTCTCTGTTATTAATATTAAGTTTTATTAGCTCGGTTTGTATTCGTTTGTTATGACTATATTTACAGGTAGCAATTTTATTCTCGACTTAGGAAGGGAATCCGCTTTCAATTCGGGAGTAACTTCTGGATTTGATATGGGCTCGTTGGGTGTCGGTACAAAACTTTCAACCTTTTCTCTGAAGAATAACTATGAACCCATATACGGAGTTAACCAGAGAACCCCGCAGGGATGGTATTCAAAAGGAGTTGCAGTAGACGTTTCTACCGATTTTTACCTAGCTGGGGATAATCAAAGCTGGTTGGATTTTGTTCTTACGGGGAGCGGAGGTTCTTCAACTACAGCAAACACTTCTTGGAGTTCGGGGACAACCATAAATTCGGGTTATGCTCAGGTTCAGTCTTTCATTTCTGCTTATGATCTTTATAGTGTTTCGGGTATAGTTTATGATTCAGCTAAGGTTTCGGTAAAGCAGGGTGAGTTGGTTCAGGTTAGTTTGACTGGTACTGGAACTGCGGAAACGACTAGTACACCAAGTTCTTCTATATCGGCGGCAGTCCCCTCAGAAGTATATTCTTGGAAGGATGCAACGGTAGAAATTGGAAGTACATTAGCGGCAATTCCCACACCTATTGATACTCTCGATATGACCATAACAACTTCTAAGAAGCAGATATACGGATTGGGTTCTGTTGAATATGCAGGGTACTATCTTCAGGAGTTTAAGGTCGAAGGAACGCTTGATGTTTACCATGATTCCGGATTGATAGAAACGCTTTTCGAGTATAATCTCGGAACTACGGATTCGGCGGTTACTCTTACTGATAATCTTAAAATAGTTATAGGAAACTATACTTTTAATATTACGGGATTGATACGGAACGAAGGACAGATGGAAGTACCCCCAGTAAAGGAAGTTATGGATAAGATTTCGTTTATGGGAACGGCTATGACTGTCTCTTAATGAAAGAGGGATAATAAAATGGTAATGGTGGAACTTGATTTAGCAAGCGGAAAGAAAATAGTAGAAGTAAAACGGATTTCGATGAAAAAATATCTCGAAATTCTAAAGAGATGCACTAAAACCCAAATGAAGGGGGAAGACGTTGTAACTACCTTAGAATCTTCCGATTACAGGTGGGAGATGATCAAAGCTTCGGTCGGGGATCAGATTAAGGAAGACGAACTTGATATGGTAAACGGTCTTAAACTTGAACAAGCTATTACGGAAGTTAATAGTTTGGAGACTTCCTTTCAGGGAAAAATTAGTTCCTAAAGATGAACTGTTTTATTGGGAGATTCAATATTTGTTTGCAAAAGTGCTAAATATCTCTAAAAAAGAATTGGATGACATGCCCGTTGTTCAGGTAGCATATTATCTGAAACTGATCAGGGAAGAAACAGACCAGATCAATGCGCAAATGAGGAAGCTGAATCATGGCAACTGAAGAAATCCGAGTAAAGCTGGTAGTTGATGCGTCAGAATTGGATAACATTCTGAAGAAAACATTTACTACCGCATTTTCTGGTTCGGGTTCTTCATCTTCTAATTCTGCGACTTCGGTTATAAATAAAGCTGTAACCGAACACCTTACTAATATAACCAAAACCGTTAAGCAGACTTCTTCAAAATTTTCCAGTTCTTCGTCTTCGAGTTCTACGGTAAGTTCGAATGAAGCAGATTGGGGCAGAGTTCCAAACCAAAGCGGGGTTCTTGCAAATACGATAAGAACACTATTTAGGATGCATTCTTCTACTTCTGGGCTCGTTTCTTCTTCTCAAAATGGTATAGGTGATGTATTAGGGTTAGGTGGGGAAGAAGGCGGATCAGAAGGTGGTGGAAAAGAAGGAGGGGGAATACTCGGAAAGGTAGGCGGGTTTTTCAAACAGACATTTTCTAAGATAGGAGGTTCATCAGCAGGTAACGCCGCTTTAGCAGGTGGAATAGCAGGAGGAGTAGCTGGTGCGCTTGTTTCCATATTAACGAAGATAGCTAGTTTCGTAACAAATTTAGCACCCATAAAAGCGGCACTGCATATAGCTTCTAAAGTCCTTACAATGTTTATGCTTCCCGCTTCAATGGTTATATTAGCTGTTATGCTTCCCTTTTTGCAGTTTTTTATGAATATATTTAAAACAATCAATCTTCCGAAGATAATGAATCAGATGATGTCCGTATCTGGAATGATAGCTAGCGTACTTACAGATGTATTTAATTTCCTGAAACCGATCATGCCCGAACTTGCTAAAACTCTTGTCTATATTATGGTCGGTGTTACGGTTTTGCTTTTGTCTCCCCTATTAATTATAATCGCTCTCATTACATTATGGACTGTTGAAATCGGTTTGGTAGAATTGGGAATAAAAGACGTTGCTAAATTTGTCCAACCCCTAGCTAATCTTTTAGCCCCCATCGGAACTGCGATAATGGGTCTGGTTAATTTCTTTACGGGGAAGAGTACGGTATCTACGATAGAAAGCGGAGTAAAATCTCTCTTTTCTTTTATCCCCGGATTTGCAAGCGGAGGACACATATACAGTTCGGGATTAGCTTATGTCCACAGCGGAGAAACTGTTATTCCTGCAAATCAGTCTAATACTACAAATAACAATTTCAATATTAACCTCAGTTCGACTGGCAATACTTCTATGGATATTAATCAGTTAGCGAAAGAAATAAAGAAAAGGATAGAATATGGAACAAGAGGGTCGACATCATGGTAAGCTTAACTAACATAACAACCGGACAGACATACCAGATTCCCTTTAATGCTTTGGATGTAAGTTACCAGAAGCAGGTTATGGCGACAACTATTGCTATCCCCCTTTCCAATGAACCCATACTTCTTAACTACGGGGGTGTCCAGATAAATCTCACTATTAGTTTCATAACCGACAACAAAGCGGATGTTGCTAACCTTATCGGTACTTTTTCAGATGCTTCGGGTTCTGTTTTTGAAGTTAATCTTTTGCAGGAATGGGGTATGCCTTATTCGGGTACTTTATCTACTTTGGGATCGTTTCAGGGATACATTACAGCTATGAATATTGAACAGACGGGCGGAACGGTTGCTATCTATAAATGTTCCTTTACGCTTATGGTGGGTCAGCCGGAATGAGCAGTTTAACCGCTTCACAAACATATACTTCCACACCCCCTGCTTTTTCTCTTTCTTCTGTATTTGTTAACGGAACTTCGGAAGGAACTAATGCATATACTATTTCTTCAAATTCGGGAAATATAAGTGTTTATGCTCTTCTTTCTTCTAGTGCGGGCGATCTTGAAACCAACACTCAGGGAAGTCTTGAATACCTTACATGGACAGCGCTTTCTTTTAATCAGACAAATACTAGTTCTGCCGGATGCTGTAACTACGATGTAAAAACCAAAACTTGTATTGATCCATGTACAGTTTATACGGCAACTATGACAGTTAGCGGGTTTACTTGGATTATAGCTCTTTCCGTTAGTGTTTCGGGCAGTTCTTCAGCTGATGTTGGAACTGCTTATACCTATACTGTTTCTACTGCAAACGGAAGCACAATTTCGGGTTATCAGTGGTATATCAACGGTTCTGCTGTTTCGGGCGCTACTTCCACTTCTTACACTTATACTCCAACTACCCTGTCAAATTATACTGTTTATTGTGATGTTACAGATCAGTATATGACTGCTCAAAGCAACACCATTTCGGTTACTGTTTCTGATACATTGTCTGCTTCAATATCACCAAACGGAAATCAAAGCTATCCTGTCTCTTCAACATCAACCATAGCTGTAACTGGAAATCTTAGCGGCGGGAGCGGTTCTGGTTACGTTTCTAATATTTACATGATAAATAATGGTTCGTCTTCCTGTCCAGCACCCCCAGCTAACGGTTCGGCAGTTCCTAGTACTTGGGGTTCTCCAGTTGCTACTGCTAATGCTACTTCTGTTTTCTATTCATATTCCCAAAATCAAACTGCGGATTATTATTGTTTATATTGTGAAGGGACAGACAGTTCTGGATATACAGCTTTTGCTTCCCCCGGTTTATATATCGAACTTACGGATAACTTAACAGCTTCCGCAAACGTTTCCAATTCTGATGTAAATATTGGTCAATTTACAAATTTTACCGTTAGCGTAACAAATGGTTCTGGAAATTATACTTATATCTGGTACATAAATGGAACGGCATATTCAAGCGGAAATTCCTCCAGTATTCAATTCTATCCTCAAACTACGGGTACTTATTCTGCATATTGTTCTGTTCATGATGTAACAGGAGGGTCTACGGTTTCTTCCAATACCGTAACCGCAACTGTTAACGATCCTCTTGCAGTGAATATAACCCCTCAAAGCGGAAGCATAGTTGTTGAAGGGGGAGTCCTTTCAACCGTTACCTTAACCTTTACAAATCCTTCGACTGCTGTTATACCAAGCGGAAGTCAGATATTCGGGAATATAAACTGGTCTCTTTATTACAATTTTCTAGCTAATGATTGCGGAAATGTCCGATTCTTTGACGTTAATGGAAATCAGGTATATGCTTGGATGGAATCTTATAATTCAGGTTCGTTAAGCAACATCAAAGCTTCAACTTCATCCGTTGTTTGGTTTCTCACAACAGAAAGCATTGCACCAAATTTCGGGACTTATTCAGTACTTATGCAGATATATCCAAGTGGGGGTTCTATTAATAATGAATTTGACGGTAATTATTGGGGATTAGCGGGAAACCAATCTGCTACTTACGGTCAATATGATAATGGAGCAAATGTTTTTCCCCAGCTTTATACAAACTTTAGCGGAACATCTTTACCTTCCTCACCCGCTTTTACAAATTACAACAATGGGGGGACAGTTACAGTAAATAACGGTATTACAATCGACCTTACCAGTACCGGAAATTACAATGCTTATGTTTTCGATACTGCTATAGACGCACCAATTTTTATAGAAACCTGCACACTTGTCGATACTGCCGCTAGTGGTGCTGTTCAGGGAGTGGGAATCTATTTAGCTAATTCCGATAGTAGCGGTGGTTATGCTTTTGGAGCAGGTTGGGGATTTGGTTCTGGTACAATAAGTGCGGGATATGCTAATATAGAGAACCCCGGAAGTTATAGCGGAAACAGCATTCTCGGTCTTGCTTGGGTTGCTAACGGTAATGAGGTGATAAACGATAATTATACTTATTATTCAACAAACAATTCTTCGGAAACTTTTGCTTCCCCTTATTATGCTTCTTTCGGTGCTGGATATAATTCTTCTGCTTCAAAGTCTACTTATTACTGGGTAAGGATTAGAAACTATGTAGCCCAAAATCCAGATTTAAGCTTTAGCGGAGGTTACCAAATCGTACTAACTGGTGAAGTAGCGGGTGGTTCGGGTTCATTCAGCTATTCTTGGTATTCTGGAAACGAATCGATATCTTCAATGTGCGGAAATTCCCCTACCTGCGTCTATTCTTCAGATTCCGGGGGATTGCAGTTTGTTTATTTCACTGTTCTGGATAAAACAACAACCCAGCTGGTTACTTCTCCGATATCCGCAATTAATGTAGTCGGAGGTTTATCTCTCGGTATTTCCCCTTCCATTTTATATGTTACAACGGGAGAGACTTTCCAGATTTCGGTTTTAAGTTCCAATTCCGATACAAACTCTCTTTATTATTCGTGGTATTCAAACACGTCAAATTCCAATTCGGGGGGAACTCCGCTTCAGATATATACTCCAACCCTTTCTGAAGTCCTTATAGCTACTGGAACAATGTATTATTATTGCGAAGTAACGGATTTGCTTTCGGGTGTTTCTTCGGTTTCCCCAACTGCTACTGTTAATATATATCTTCCGCAGTCGTCTTCCCTTACTTCTTCTGAAACCACACTGCTCGAAGGAAATACCGCTGTCCTTACTTTAATAGTTTCCAACGGTTCTTCTACCTTTACTTATTCATGGTACGTAGTTGATCCTGCTGGAACTGAATCCGCAATATCTGGAAACCCGACAACTTCGTATTCATTTTCTCCTTCCACATCTGCCGCTACTGGAATTTATACGTTCTTTGTCGCTGTTACAGATAGTGTTACTGGTCTGGTTAAATATTCGAATAACGTTTACATTGACGTTTATTCTTTCTCCGCTTCAATTACCGCTAGTTCCAATCCGATAACTGCGGGAACAACAATAAACCTTTACTCTTCGGTTTTGGGCGGGACTTTCCCTCTTTCTTACGATTGGACTGTATCCGGAAACTCAAATTCAATCGGAAGCAATGCGTCTGTAAGTGTTGCCCCAACTTCTACAACGACTTATAACCTTACTGTAACAGATAGCTCAAACTATACCGCAACATCTTCAATAACAATATCGGTCAATGCGTTTATAGCTACGGCTTTAACTTCAGCTATTTCGCTTGTAAATACCGTTACTTCCCAAACTGCGACCCTTTCCTTAGAATTGAATCCTTCTACTGCTTCCCCGACTTCTTACCAGTGGTATATGAACAATTCTGCAATTTCGGGTGCAACATCTTCCACCTACTCATTCCAACCGAAAACAAATGGGATAGCAGCAGGGTCTTATTCATTCTATTGTCTCCTTAACGGTTCTATAGTTTCATCTTCTGTTGCGGTTAAGGTTGTTTCGGTCTATTCGGTTGTAGATACTATCCCTGTACTGGATAACAATTTCCAATCAACGGTTAATACCAGTCCGCCGCAGGTTATAGCTTCCACCAAATTCAACGTATTCGTAGATGGGAATCCAGTTTCAGCATTTTCTATCCAGAGCGAGAAAACTATTAACAGTGCGGGCAGTTGTTCTTTTAATGTTCCCAAAAGCAATCTTTCTCTGATTAGTATAGGTAATACCGCAACTTTGTATTACAGGAATCAGATCGTCTTTACGGGGAAGATTTACTCTATTACGAAATATTCTACCGGAATTTACACGGTTCAGGTTTATGATGGATTGTGGGACTTTGCGGGTGTAACAGATCACGTAGCTACCGGAACGCTTACCGATTTAATCTCTAATTATGCCGCACAAACTTCTCTCGGAACAACTCATATCCAAACAGATGGAGCGAACCTCACCCAAACAATGACTATCGATTTTCAGGGTCAGTCCGTTATGCAGATTATTATTCAGTTGCTTGCTTCTTTCGGGTATTATCTGGTATGCGATGAGTTCAATTCTCTCCGCATTCTTAACTATACAGGTACACCGCAGATTTACATTACCGAGAATACCGATTTTGTGGTCTATTCCAAAGCATTCGATGTCCTTCAGCAGTATGGAAGCGTTGAACTGATAGCGAATGTCCCCGATTTATCTTCCGAAACCTTTATCGCTTATTCAGGGTCGGGAACACCAGTAAGACAGGTCGGGGTAACTTCTTCGGGTTATGTTTGGTTAGCACTTCCGCAGAACACACCTATAATGGATCAGATGTCATCGGTTTTGGGTCAGACGTATTTGCAGGGAAACTGGAACAACCAGCTTATCACTTACAAGTATTATTCGCAAGCTTCCTTTACTCCTTTGGGTGAACTCCAATCTTTCAATGTTACTTTTGCAGACGGGACTGTTCTGAACAATCTTATACCTACGGATGTCCAAATTCAGAGTAACGGGATTCAGCTTACCCTTTCAACCTATTCCGGAATTGTCCTGCAACTTTTGAACACAATAACGACAACTTAAACCCCCGAACCCCGAAATTTGAAAAAAAGAGAGGGGGGATAGTTAATTAATCACCTCCGATACTTATTTTGAAATTTGGGGCATTCTGTTGCGTTACAGAGGTATTCTAAGAGGGGTATCTTCATCCAATTTTAACTATCAGTGATACCTATTTAAAGGTATCAGAGAACAGAGATAGGTTTATTGGTTTTTTTCTCCCTCTTTCTCATATAGAAGATAATTTCGCCAAATTTTTTCGGTAGAATTTCATTTCCCGCATATACAACATCTGGAAGAATGTTTATCTTTTTATTTTGCGAAAGAGGGAACGAAACACTCTTCCCTTTCTGTACAATCTTTTCTACGTCTGCTGTATTGAAAGTCAGATAGAGAAGACTAGCCGAAGCACCCACCTGAATAAACTGGGGGAAGTCTTCCGAATTGGCGAACCTGATCCCGAATAACAATCGTTCAACGTCTATAAAAAATTTAGTGGAAGCAAATTCCGCTTTCGGTATGTCTACTTCCACTCTTTCATCTAGCATTTTGAAAAACATTTTCTCATCCTACTTGTCCGTGCTGTTCCCCCGGACTTACATCGTTACCGTATTGCTGAACAACGGGTGGTTTCTTCTTTTTCGGTAATTCCCCTGTCGGATGCTGTCCACCCTTAACCTGAAAATTAGCGTCTATCATACCACCAAAACCGACTGAACCCCACTGATCCTTATCGACTTCCCCCGCTTCGTTGGATTCGTCTGCATTCTCTTCTGTTTGGGGATTGATAGATTCCTGTTTTTCATATTCAGCTTTGAGTTTGCCGCATACTTTTTCCGCAACATCCGCTCTGTAATATCTTTTCATTTTGGAAATACAGTCATCCCAATCTTTAAAATCTGCAAAAGGCATATTACCAAATCCTTTCTATATTATTAATCTCATCGGTGTCATCAATTTTTCTGTTAAATTCTACAGCACACCGTTCGGAACAAAAAAACTTTCCGTTCCTTTTAACGTATTTCTGGAAACGTTTTCCGCAAAATGTACATGTAGTCCGAGATTTAGCAGTCATAATATTCTGTTTTAGTACCCCTTTATTATGTGTCCGCAAATTTTGCACTTAAACTGGGGATGCTGTTCTACAGTGTGTGCGTTTGGGGTTGTACCTGCTTTCGCTTTATAATACATTCCAGCAGATACTAAATCCTTATCTTCGCATTTGCACATACATCTTACTTTTTGGGTCATACAATATTGACACATTTACTTTTCACCTCCCTTTTCTTTCTTTCCTTCGGGGTTTATCTTAAATGTTTCACCCTCAGCAGATGGATCACTCTTAATAAACTGTTTTATAACACTTGGATTTTTTACAATAGCATTTACAAACTTGGAAGTGAGATATTTAGTAATTGCAAGCTTAGTTTCCTCTTCTATGATCTGATCCAGTTCACTATCATCAAAAACGACATCATTATACATAAACGCCGCAAAAGAAACGTTAATTAAATTTTTGAGGGTTTCTCCAATTTCTTTCTCTGAAAGTTTATCGATTCCTCTCTTCGTTATTGCGTTCCTAAAAATCTCGTACAACTCTCTATCAAGAATGCTCGGTTTGGGGGTTCTTCTTTCCGTCATCATATTACCAGTTCCTTCGGGTTATCTGTTTTACTATGGAATTAAACATAGCTTTATCCTTCTGCTTAAGGACTTTTAAAAATGTTACCACATAAATTACAAAATCTACCGGATCAATCTCTTTAAGGAGCGGATTAATTTTATCAATAACTTCCGTCACCTTTTGGGGAGATACCCGCACATTATTTGCTTTGCTTTTGTCTGTCATATTCTTCACTCACCTTCTTGCTATCCTCTTCAATCAGTTCGGAGACTGATTTCATTGCAGTACTTATCCTTTCACCCAATACAGTTAAGTCTTTGTTTGCGGCATTAATCTTTTTTCTGGTCTGCCGTTTGCTGAACTTATTATTCAAAATATCTATTCTCAATTCTTCTAATCTTTCAATCTCTTTTTCTATCCCGTTAAGTTCCTCTTCTATTTCTGCTTCGCTCTTTACCATTTTATTTCACCAGATTTTGAATAGGAAGGGGTGTATTGTTTATAGTAACCGATGACATAAACCATTCCGTATTTGAAATGGAATCTGCCGCTTTCCGTTCCAGTTCAAGCAATCTGTTAACTTCCGCTTCCAATTTTTCGACCCTTCCTTTAATATCTTTAATATCTTTAATAACCTCTTCTCTTATCCTTTCATATATTGCTTCGATTTCCTCTTCGCTCATTGTCATTCTATCTATCCTCCTATTCCCAGTTTACTGTATTATATTCTACCGCAAAAGGTTTTTCTTTGGTAAAAGTAACCCAGTAATATCTTCCAAACCACTTTTTAACACTTACTACTAATATCTTTTTAATTCCAAACCCGTATTCCTTATAAAGTCTTTCCAATCTTCGGGGAGTCAGAGCATTTATCCCTTCTATGTTAAGAAGAAAGGAAAACCCGATTTGCGCTACTTCCGCAGAATGAAACAGAAAATCAATAATCTGGTGATACGGAGGATTTGTAGCTATCCAGTCGAATTTACGGTGATCTTCGAAAAAATCTCTTTGAAGTTCTATTTCATCCCAGTCTTTAAAGCTGACTACCTTATCTGACACATTATTGTAAAACACCATATTAGTCCCGCTCGCTGGGTCTAAAAACGAAATTCCTTTTACTATCGGTAAGTTTTCTTCATTCTTTCCCTTTACCATCGGGAAATTTTCTTCGCTCATTAGAAACTTAACCAAACTTTCGGGAGTATAATGAAATTCTGGATTTTCGGGTTTACCAGATTTTCTATCCAAATCCTTTATCTTAGTCATTTCCCCTTTACACCTGCTTAACGTGTTCACCAGAAGCTAATTCCATTAATTGATGGTCTACATATTCATTCAAATCGATGTATTCCCAGCATATATGACACAATACTTTTACTTTTTTGGGTTCTTTTTCCATATCACATCGCTCTGTTTCGTGTCTGATACATCCTATTCATAATAGAAAGAACCTCATCCAAAGAAAGATTGAGGTCGGTAGCAAGAGCTTCTACCAACCAATAGATTATTTCGAGGGTATCGGTCAGCTTAAGTCCATCGAATAGCTGAACCGCCGCATTGTACTTGTCAATTTTCATATTCTCTATGTCTTCGGAATTAGCAGTCGGAGAAGTCGGCGGATTCGAATCTATTTTGTCGGTCATTTCCTTCTTCCTTCTCTCTTTAGGTTTAGATGATGACATTACCCTTTAATCTCCCCTTTTCTTATTATGACAATCACATTTACAAACTATATATTCTGAACCGCTCCACGCACCACCCCTACAAGAATGGTGCATTCCAGTTATGCAATAGACGGTTTTATCTAAAATATAATCCTCTGTTTCATCACTCAAAAGCTTCACCCTTTCCGTTTCCAATTTCATTTTCGATTATAAACGTAGTATGACAAAAAGGACATGCATATCTAGTATTTGTATCTATTTCTGAAAGGTTATCGAGTTGCAACCGTCTTACTTTCAGAATAGCAATGTCCGAATCTATCAGTTCGTTTCCGCATTTTGGACACCTAACGTGTTTCGGAGTATGGATATGAGTATCGGTTTTTGGTTCTTCTATTACCGAATTGGGGAATTTTATTTCTTCTAAGATATCCAAAACATTGTCGGTATCTTCCATAGCTTGACATATTGAATCGTATCGCTTTTCATAAACAATCTTATAATCATATCGCTGAAAAGGAGTATAACCGATTTGGTTCTGGTTATGCTTAGCGGTTTGGATAACAGAATCTTTCCGGGTTATAGTCAGCGTTTTGGTTACTATGTTTATCGCTATACTATAATCCGCTATTCTCCTTTCTTTCTCTCTCTCTTTGTTTTCTGTCATTGTTTATTCCTCTTTCCCTTCAAAAGATTCTAACACCTGATCCGTTCCCAATTGCGGTTCTCCAAAATAGACCGCTTCATCTATATAATTCCCATAAAATTCTGAAAAATAGAGCAGAGTTAAGACGTTTATCAAATCAATGATTGCTGTTCCTTCCTTAGTTGTGTTATATCTGTTCTGAGAATACAGCTTCCACTTTTGGAAATGATAATCAACTTCTTTTGTCCAGTAAGGTGTAGGATTAAATGACCAGTCATAACTGTCTGAATAAACATCCTCATTAGTTCCCGGAAAATGATCAGCAGACTTTTCCTTAAACCGATCAAGCTGTTTCTTTCCAATCGCTACTATTATCCGCTTTAGTTTGTTGCCCTCTTCTTTCTTAGGTTTGCTTGTTTGTTCAGATGATATATTCCCATTTTCCAGTTTCTCTTTCATTGCTCATCCTTCTCCGTTTTCTCTTCTCCAGTTTCCACTTCTTTGGTTCTTAAAACGTTTATGAGACCCTGTGTTGTGTTGTAAACTTGGGGCTTAACGTTTTTAAGTCTTACTGAAAAAACAATATAAAAATCTAATATCTCTTTTGAAGAAATATCCTTCTCCTTCAAAACTTTAAGTACCTTACTAAAATCTGTTTTCAAAATATCCAATATATATCCTATTCCCTTTTCGGGGTCTGTTTCTGTTTCATCTACCATTTCTCTCACTCTCCTCTTTTTTCTTGCTTCTTATTAGTTTCAACAATCGGTTCTGGTTCGGCGCAAGCACATATTATATTAATACTGGAAAACCCTCTCGTATATCCTTTAAATTCTTTACTAACCTGTTCTGTAAGTTCATTTAGCTTATTCTGCTTCCAACTCTTAGTTTTCTCGTTTTCTAAGGTATAAGGACAATGATTAGAAAATCCCCAACCGTTAGTAGAATTAAAATGATACCAGTTCTTCTGTATCTTTTTAATATCGTGTCCACAATTCTTACATTTCTCCATATTCATTTCACCCATTTATTTTCGATCCTTTTCCGCATTACAATACCAACTCTCAGTCGCATCGGTTCTCATTATATAAAAAAAGAAAGTAAGGGGATGTTCGGCAAGCACTTCTTTATAAGATTCATATTTTTCCTGCAATTCTTCTTCATTCAGATGTTTGGTCATGTAAACCTGATCCCAAGAACATCTCCCCGGAAACACCACAAAATCGACCCATTCTGTCCCATCAAATAAGAAATAATTTTCCACACTTACAAACTTGGGCGGTGAACTAAGTACCACAACAATCACTCCTTATAAAATTCCCAAACTGGTAGCGGTGTTTCGTGTGCTTCCGTATAATGGATAAAAACTTTAGAAAGCAAATATTCCGTCTTTTCTTCTCTGCCGCTCTTAGATTTGTATTCCCACAAACAATCTTTAAACCCGCAAAAAACAGTTGTCAATTTACCACCTTTAATGTTCGTTTCTTTTTAGTTGGTTGTGCACCCACAAAAGTTAATTGCTTGCCCGTATTTAAAATTTGCTCAGACAATTTCGTTCCCCCACGCTGACCAACCATCTCTCTTATTCCTAGCAAACAATTCTATCTTAGTTAAATCTGGAAACAACGCTTCAATCATTTCATACGCTTTGATGGGTTTCTTACTATGTACCGTTGATTTCTCTGTAATAACCGAACGATAAGACCAGCCGATTTTGGGGGTAACTGGAGTAAAGGGTTTTTTGTAGAACCAAAGCAGGTATTCGTGAGAGAATTTTATACTATGTGGAATCGGTACTCCCATCATTTTATCCCAAATTAATCTGGTATGAAGAGAATACCCCAAATCATATCCGATGTGTTCCGCCGCTCTAAGAAATTTATCCGTAGTCCAGAGAAATAAAAGCTTAGAATCATACTCGGCAAGTATTTTTTCTATCTCTTCGTTTGATAGGGTAGGATAATCCAACTCTTTTTGGTTCGGTCTGAATTTTCTTTTTATCTTAGTCACTTTCCACGGCGGATCGGCATAAATTAAATCATAATATTTCCAAGTTATCATAGTACAAACCACACCTTCCAGAATATAAAAATAACCAAAATAAAGACGACAATCCGATCGATTTCAATATTAATGTTCCTGTCCCATTCCCACTTCATAATTTATTCCTCCTCTTTTTTCTTTTCGGGTATTATCTTATCTAAAGGAATATCAAGTATTTCCATATCTATTTCATATTCCGTACCCAAAAACAAATTTTTGCTCGCATATACCGTCATACTATCAAGCGCATCCTGCTCATTAAAAAATACTTCTTTTACCCACGTTTTATAGAATGTTTTGCCGTTTATTTCTATAAGAGGGTCTTTAGCAAGCAAAATGTAGACCTTTATTTGTATTGTTTTACCCATATTATACCAACCTTTCCGCTTTTATTTTTCTTTTAGAGCTTTCTTCACGTCTTCATAGCAACTCATATACCCAGCAGTAAACACTATGAATGCTTCTTCTTGTAAATTATCATCAACAATCTTATAACTTCCCCTTCTCTCGCTAAGCAGTTCCTTCCAATTTTCTTCAAATGCCGCATCTAACCTTTCGTTTACGTTCTCCATCACAAATTCTTCTTTCTTCATATTTCTCGCTTCTCCACCATTCTCCGATTTGGGTAAATTAAATCCAAAAATTCTTCGTCTGATAAATTCATAATATAGTTCCGATGCTCTATCTTCCAGTTTTTAACTTTTAATTTTACTATTTCTTTATGTCTCCCATAATAAATTCTGTTAAGTTCTTTCCGCCGCTTTCTCCATTTTTCAAAATTGGGATGTTCTTTTCTTGCTTTCCAATTACATTCACGACAAATATAATTGTTCCTTTTTATATAAGAGGGAAAACAGTTTTCAGAAGTTAATACAATACCGCATTTTCTACAGTTTTTTTCCATATTAAATCACCATTATTTCTCTAATTATGTTCTCGACAATTTGAGGAACAATTCCATTTCCAATAAGACTATATCTTACATTATCAGATAATTCAACCACCCGACCTTTCTCATCAATACCATATTTTGTCCAGTTATCCTTCCACCCCATCAACCGTTCACATTCTAAGGGGGTGAGATAACGGATATCCATTTTGGTGAGATCAGAAGTATCCGATTCTTCTTCGCTTAGTCCGATTTTAGTAATTTGACCACCACCAGTTTTCCTATGAAGAGTAGGAGCGATTCCGTTTATTCCATAAATTCTGTTAATTTGGTGTTTGTCGGGGTGCAGGTTTTCGATTTGTGTATTGAGTTTACTTTGAGCAACATACGTTCCTGCTCCCTGTGCTTGTTTATATCTTCTAGTAATGGTATTTGTTTCTTGTCTTTGTATTCCAGTATTCTTTCCCTTACTCTTCCCTTCAAAAAATATTTTTCTGGAATCTGATTCCGCTCTTCTAAGAGTTCCGAAAACGAATACTCTTTCCCGATGCTGGGGGATACCAAAGTCGCTTGCGTTAAGAACCTGCCACCAAATATCATACCCTGCTTCGGAAAACTGATTGATAACTTCGGCAAAGTCCCATCCGCTATTGCTCGAAAGCAAACCTCTAACATTTTCGAAGATAAAATAACGAGGTTGTTTGCTTTTGAGAAGGGAAACGTAAGAAAAGAATAATCTACTTTGTAAACCATTAAGTCCTTCTCTCTTTCCAGAAACCGAAACATTCTGACACGGTGATCCGCCGATGAGAACGTCAAAATCGGGTAATTCTTCATAATTGATTTTTTCAATGTCTCCATAGTTTTTCACATCCTTAAATCTGTATCTTAATATCATATTTGCGTGTTTATTAATTTCACTCATTCCTATACATTCCCAGTCAGACGGAACACCCATATCAAACCCGCCAACCCCTGTAAACGCTGAGAAATATTTTATCATATCTAATCCTCCCTTTTTTCAATAACAAACCGATGAACTTTCTTACCGAGATTTTCCGCATAATTAGCAGTCCATAAACCACCATTCCAAACAACTTTCCCATTTATCGAAGGAGAGAAAACAAACAGCACATCGCATTCTTCCGCAATCATTATGTTCCTCTTTTTATATCCGCTTTTCTCTTTCACTTCCCAAGCAAAAACATCTGGAGCAAATATTTTCATTTCTAATCCGAGTTCTTTTGCTGTTTCTTCCGCCCAAATGTCTACTCCACCTTTCGGAGAATGTCCGCTGATTGGAATAAAAGCGTTGGGATAAGCAGACATATAATAACGCATAATGTTCCTTATTTTTAAGCGGACTACAGTTTCGGTTCTTTGATCCCATTTACTGCTATCTGCTCCGACAAATGCGACCCCAATTACCATTAAAATCCCTTCTCTTTAAGCATAGTAGACAGACAGTGCATATCTATTTTTGACAAAGTAAACCCGAAATTTATCTTGCTTGTACTCCGTTCTTCACCAATAGTAAGAATCCAACTATCTAATCCGTCTATTTTTTCTATTCCGAATAACATTATTTTTCACCTCCTTCTTCTTTTTTCTCACTTAAGTATTTAATAGATAAAACTTCATTTTCATTAAAAGCATCTACCCAAAAGTGTTCCAAACTACCCTTTATTTTAATTCCGAAACCGCTTCTTCTCGATATGCTTACCTTAACGTTATCATTAGACCCGAACAAAACAAGCATATCTGGTTCTTTAACAAATTTATACCCCGACAAACTATCTATAGAATAAAAAGATGGTTCTGAGCTATGCCAAATCGTAACTGCTTCCCCCCAAAACGGTATAATAAACATGTCGAAGGGTACAATTTTCGCATAAACCGCATTTAAACTATTCTTTTGAAACGTTATTGTCATTAATATTCCTCCTTTAGCATTTTTAATTTCTTCAATAATAAATATTCCAATACACATCCTAATATAAATCCAACATCAAACCCGATTAATACCAAATCCAACATTAGTAGTACCACCCCAACAACCAGTCTGATAATGTCATTTTCGGACTATAGGGTAAACTGATATGACTACCTTCGTGACCTTCTCTTAAAACGCATCTAAACGGAATAGTATATACAGTAAACCGATCCGAACACTGTATAAATTTCTTGAAAATCCCCCAACCTTTCATAACTTACCCCATCCGAACCAAATCTGTGGAATTACAAACCTTACAGACTTTTGTAGTAATTAATACGGGTTCGTCTGTTTCTCTATCCCTTCCAGTTAATTCTACAACTCTATATGGAACATAAGTCGCTCCGCAAGAAAGACATTTGTATTGACTAGAACTCACCTCCGAAGCTATTGCTTTTCGGGTATTATTCATAACTTCATTAAAATAATCAAATGGTACTCCTTCTATCGGATCAACACTAACAGTATGAAAAGTTGGTTCGTCAGCATAAGATATTTTAACATACCCTTTATAATCAAAATCCTTACCAAGACTTTCCAGCTTTTTGCTAACTTCCTTTTGTGCTTCTAACGATATTTGACCATATTTCCGCAATTTAACTTCTGTTATCTTTTCTTCCATTTCTTTCACCCTCTATTAACCATTACATATAACAACCCTACCGAAAATCCTACCCATAGAATAAGCGCCAAAACTTTAAAAATAATAGATGCTGAAAGTGAAATAACAACTATAATTTCGATTATTGTTAATAAGATAAACCAAACCAGCAAAATTTTTCTTAGGGTTAAATTAATTACCGTCATTTTACACTCTCCGCACCGTCAAAGTAAATTGCATATTTTTTCCCATCCGCTCCGGTTACTATAACCCTACCAGTCTTTGAATATATTTCGGTTATAGCAATCCCGCTGGAAAGACATTTATAGCATACTTCTCCTATCTCTAATTTTGTTCCGCAACCTAAACATTTATTTTCTGTTTTCATTCTTCGCCCTCTCTTTCTTTTTCTGTTTTTCTTCATACTGGTCATATTCATAATCTCCATCCCGATCCCTTTCGTATGCGCACTTTAAGCATACTTCGACACCCGCATCAGATAAAATATCTACTGTAGGAATCCACTCAAAGAAACATTTGCACTGACAATCTTTCGCATAACATTCTTTACACATCAAAACTCACCTTTACGTTTTAACCTTTTAAACTTTTCATATAAAAATTGAACATCCTCCTTATCAAGATAGAGGAAAGAATCCGACACCCCCAATTCGCATCTCAAAACAAATTTACCCGCTTTAATGTTTGATTTATAGATTTCGCAATAATGCATCAGAACCCCGCCTCTTGAAGTAACCAATCTATTACTAAACCCAATCCAGCTTTTCCTTCGAACCCCGGATGTTTAGCTTTTAGATAACTGTCAATCCTATTCTTAATTTCTTCAATTTTCGATTCCATTAAACCACCTTTTTCTCTAACTCTTTATCCCAAAATCGTCATCCATCCATCTATCATCCCACAACGGTGAATTTATACATTTATGTATTTGCGTAGAATAATCTTCTCCCAATTTATCACACTCTTCTTGTGTCCATCCCGATAAAAGACGTGCATCCAAAAGATCGGCTAGAAAACAATCCATCCTAAATATGTTCATATTATTATTCACGCTCTCCTTTCCTTTCTTCTTCTTTTGTCAAATTATCTAACTCCCCCGTTTCGTCATTGTAACCGCAATTCCAGCATTTTAATATTTCCGTATCTTCATCATAAAATATTTCACTATCGCATTTCGGGCAGGTATTGTTTTCGATACAATCTGGACATGGTTGTAAATTCCAATACTTGCCTTCGTCAGCATCGCATTTGCTTATTATTCTTCCAGTTCCCAAACATGTTTTACAGACCATTAAAACTCCTCCTCCTTTTATTTTCTTTTATCGCCCGCATCAACCAACGGTAACGGTTCGCAGTAGCAAATAATTCAAAATACAATCAAATGCAATAATTACATCAAACCCTAACAGTACAAGATATGTCATTTTTTATCTCCTCTTTAAATAGTCGCATTAAAATCCCTCCGCTTCAAACTCATCGTAATCAAAAAACACACCTTTTACATAAGGATGTTCTTTACAAAACTTTTTTGCGTCAGTTTCGTTTTTGTATACTTTCAAATCCGTCTTAGAATTGTCACGTCTATCATATTTATAAACTACATACACTTTCAGTTTGTCTGATAAAGTATCCTCTTCTTTAGCTAACTTTGTTAATCTATTATATACATCTGTCCAATATTCTCCTCCCTCTTTAGTAGAATCCCACTTAAACAATATAGACAAATCATACGCTATCTGTGCAATTTTTATCCTATTTACATCACTTATTGTCATTATTTTTCCTCCTTTCTATACATAAACTCATCCCATGACAGTTCCTTAGCAACAATCTCAACCTGCGAATCTAGTAATACAACTATCGCCCCACCAGTTACATAACAATGAAAATGATATTTTGGAACTAAGAACGAAGGTCTTATTGTGGGATTTTTCCGATTACCATCCCAAGACCATATATTGCCGATGTCGTTTGCATTGCGGATCAGGTCTCCTTTCCTAAATTGCTGAATAAAATGATTTGTCTTTTCTCCTTCCATAATGCGATACCACACTTCCCCGTCTGCTTGAGTTTCAATGGGTTTACCGTTTGGATTTAACCGGGGATGTTCATCATAGTATGCAAACATATAAGCTGTAAATTTGTTCATTCTGTCTTCGCTTCCGCATTTTCTGTTTTCCATTTCATCATATCCGCAACCGCCAAATCATAATTCTTTTTTCTTCCTCTGTGTTTCCATAACGTATGCTTAATAATGGAATCCGCAAAAATTTCGTGCATCTTACAGTAATACATTCGAACTTCTCTATCATAGACATACATCCCAAATTTTTTCGCTTCCTTTATGAAATCCTGATAATGGGTTATGGATTCCATCTGTTCACCCTTCTTAACTTCCAGAATACCCCTGTAAAGCGACAGAACACCCCAAATTTCAAAATAAAGGGGGGAGATGGTAGATTTATACCTTTTGACATTTTAATCCCCCTTATTTGTCAAATTTTGGAGTTGTTCCTGCAAAACCTCGCAAAGAATGGACAAACTTGTACTATCCATAAAGAGAACCGCATCCAATCCCGTTCCTTCGAATCTTCTTTTCCAGACTTCTCGATATGAACCATTATCGATTTCACTTCCAAACCTTTTATTAAACCACGTTTCAAATATGCTTCCATTTATCAACCTACCACCCCGCTTAGCTGAGAAACAATCCGATTTTTTGTCGTCTCATTTTTTCCATACATCAGAATAATATAAGATATGAGAATTTTACCGTCTTGAGAAGTCGGTTTATGTACGAGGATATGATAACCCACAAAGAAATAACTTTCTTCTCCTGTACTTGGCAAATTCTGATTAATATCAATATATTGCTTTTCTGAATCCCCCCGATCTTCTACTACAAAAGAAAGACGGGAAAAGGGGTTGTCGGGTTGTATAAATTCTATTCTATATTTGTTTCTTAGTGTATCGTACCATCGGGTTTGGTCTTTATCGACATAGGAATATATCTGTTCGGGTTTTGTTTCATATTCCTTAATCAATAGATGCTTAGCTATATTGAAAATAAAAGTTCCGTAACCCTTCCCTCTGTATTTTGGAAGAACTACTATATCGTGAATGTAACCCGTCATATCGTTTATCCCAAAACAACCTATTACCTGATCCTTTTTGAAAACTAAAAAGAATCTGTTTCCTTTTTTAACGTGAACCATTCTATCATCTCCACTGTTACGGAAATCCCTTATCCACCTGAATCAGCTTCCCCACTTTTACCAGTCTCAATAGCGATTCACGTATCTGTTCAAAATCAAAGCGGGTTTTTAGCGATATCATATATACAGTCGCAGCACCATTTTCTAACATTGTATCATATACCATTTCGTCTATGTCTTTTGCATCCATTTTCTCACCTTTTTATTTCGTCTGTTCTTTCCATTCCCATTCGAATCTGATTCAATCTGAATTTTCTTCCCCGTTCTTTCCTTTCCTGTTTCTTCTTTTCGATAACTTTATTGATCATAACAGTCCATTTTGCAACACCATATTCGGCAATAAAGTTTTCTTTAAAACAAAGTAGCTTCTTTAAGAGCTTCTGTTTTTCAATAACTTCTTCCCTTTCTATTGCAGGTTTAGAACCGTCAATTATAACGGGATAATAGAACAAAGTATAATACTGTTCAAACAACTTATTCTGATAATTTTTTCGGTGTTTCCAAAATAGCAAACTTAGATACATTTTTTTCGTTTTAATCATTCCCCCTTTTTTGTTCTCCCTCTTCTGTATTAACCAGCAAAGAAACTATTACTATTATCATACCAAAATACTCTATCGAGAAATCCAATACTAAGATCGTTATAAATATGATTTCCGATAAAAGCAACCCAAAATAAATAGAAAAAAAGACAAACAGAGACCAAACGCTCAATCTTACATTTATCGTAAAGAAATTATCTTTTTGCATTTTTGCCCGCTCTCCTTTCCGACATACCCCGCTCGAATTTAAAGTTTTTCATCGGTCTCGAATTTCTCCCGTTTCTACGTTATATGGAATTTTAATATTAACTAAATTACCATTAATAGAATAAGTCTTCCATAGGTGAAATGTCATATTAAAATCTGAATAATTATATGTTTTTCCATACGGATACATATTAAGATATAAATATTCTAAAACCCCTTCTTTATAAGATTTAGTTTCGGATTGGGAAAATTCAACAGCAGACATAACATATAATTTAAGCATAGTTTGTAACGCATAGTTAAAGGTATTAGCTGATATGCTCATTATTTCTTTAGGAAAATATGCTATGGTTTCAAGTACGTGACGATTACGCATCATACTTGCAATTTCGGTAAATATTGCATAAGGATTTATTTTAACTTTATTATCATTGATAAAGATAATTGACGGTCTTCCTATAAATTCTTTACATTTTACACTACCACCCGAAGCTAATCTACTAAGTGGAATATCTCTTCTTATTTCCATAAAATCAAACGTTTTTTCTAAAAAGGTAAGTGTCTTCTTTTCTTCTTCTGTAAAATCAATATTAACGCTTATAAAATTAGGATATCCGGGGATAAAACTGCGTTCTCTAATTATCATTGAGGATAAACGCCCCCTGATTCACGCTATATGGAACTTTAATATTGCACATTCTTTCTTTCATAAAAGTTTGATAATACGGCATAGTTTCTTCCTCAAAATAATGCGAATCGAACACTTTTTCTTTGGGATACATACATCTTATTAAATAATTTAAATGAAGTGCTTTTGTGTGTTTATTTGCCGAAGCATACATTTTAATTAAAGTTATTATGTATGTTTTAAAAAGCAATGCAATTAAAGAAATAAACAGATGATTGTTTTTAGACAAAACTACACTTTTAAATTGTAATATAATAGGTTTATCTGTAATGATAAGCGGTTGAGTATCGAAAACAAAAAAGTCATGTATAGCATACATAATTCTATATGGAGTAATCCCGTATGATCTAAAAATCTGGTCGTCAAAATTTGAATGTGTAAAATGGATATATACTTTCGCTACATCTGCAATATCGGCAAAATCGGTATAATATCTCGTTCTACCAAAGTCATATTTTTTAGATAAGAAATTCAATATTTTCCTCTCTTCTTCAGAAAAATAAATTTCGACCGTTATATTATCAAAGATATAAAAGTGAGAAGGATTTTGACTAACATCTCGATTAGATATATCGCTTTTAATTATCACATTATTACCCCCTCTTCGTTTATTGCTATGGGGACTTGCAACTCTATCAATTTTCTCCCTTCCGTTAAAAGAGAAAGACCATACTGATGCTCAAACAATGAACGAATATTTGAATGGGAAATAAATTCTGCATGTTCGGGAGTAAACTGTGATTGCGCTCTAAATACAAATATAGGATAATCTCTTAACGAAGGGATCAAATTATCATTCATAAATTTCAATGTATTAAGGTATTTGGAATAGAGTTCTTCTTCTTTTGTAGAATCTAACATTCTGTATTCATAAGATTGAAATTGTCTCCATACGGTTGACATAAGATATACCTTAAGTCCTACTAAAATATGTAGTTGAATGATTTTTGGAATAACCGAACTCGCATGTTTACTTATTACAATAGAAATGCGACCGTTTTGCTTATAAGAATCTGTTAAAAATTCTTTATGAAATGCACTCATAAAATCGGGAAGAGAAAACACAAAACTGTGACCCCAATCGACTAACCATATTAAAGGATGAACAGAAAACCGAGATTGTATAAGAATCCTGCTTGAAAATTGCGATATATTATTATAAAGATCAGTCCCAAACTTTTCAATGGGAGCATTAGTATCAATATAGTTGCGTTCAGCTTTAGTAAATTCTATATCTACTTGAATATGAGAAACCAATCTGCTTATCTTAATATTCATATTTGCCCGCCCTCCACTTTTATGGGTATTTTCAGAGGCAAAATATCTGTTATAGAAGTTTGATTATTATTTGTTAGATAATATGATATTTCCGAAAAACTTAATATCCCTCCCGCTACCATATATATTACTTTATATTTGCCACCAGCAGTAGGGTATTTATCACCCCATATAACAAAATAAAATCTATTATAAATATTAGAATAAAATAATTTAGAATTAAATTGATCTAAAAGAATAAGTTTTGTTAGATTTCTTTTTCGAGAAGCGAGCATTAAAACAGTAAGATAAAATTTGAAAAATACAATAAATTTACTTATTATATCTTCGAACGGTATAATATTGATAACATCAGAATAATAAAGAGTTATAATTTTAGGAGAATCTCTGTTAAGTGTCGAAGTATGAATAGTTAATATAGTTCCGTATAATTTAAATCTTGCATTAAGTGAAGAATAACGAAAAGAATCGGTTTTTGTCGTATTAATACCAGAAGCCCGCATTATTCTTTTTAACATAGAATAAAAATGTTTATGTCCGAGATTGAACCAATAATCTAAAAATTTGCGTTCAGTTTCGTTAAGAATTAACTGTATTTCTGTTAGTTTTTCTTTTTCGTGCATAATTTCGTTAATTCTCATAATTATTCCTCCAAATCATCCGAATCATTATCATAATCGTCATTATCTTCGTCATCCTCATCGTTATCATCATCGTTATTCCGTCTATGCGGATCGGGTTCTATTGAATTATATTCTCCATAAAAATTCGCCTCTCCCATTTCCTCTTTACTGTTAATGGAAGGAATAGTCAATTTAATCTTCGATGCTCTTCCGTTATATGTGATCAAATTTTCATAGTTATAAGAATATCTAAAAGCGGGAGCGGACATAAAATTGTTAAAGGGAATATCAAAAACAGAAGCTAAATGTGCGTGATCTTCTAACCATTCATACCATTTCTCACCGATACCAACATCGATATATCCCAAAGAAGGATTATGCTTTTTTTCTACATACATTGCTTGGATAAAAGTAAGGAAAAACACATACGCCCACATAATAATTTGAACGTTTGTTTTATTTGCAAAACCATCTGAAAGGAAAAATCCCCGCTTAGCTATTTCTTTATTGAAAAGAAATACTCTATAATTTATTCTTGTATTAAAATTTTCAGATGAACCTAATATCCGAGCATATTCATTAGTGTAAAACTGTATGCCTCGCCAATGATTAACAGAGCGTCTTATAAATTGGTGCTGAGGACATAGATTTCTATCGGTTATGTGAGAACAAGCCCATAGGAACCCATCTTTGTCCTTTTCGAATCCTAATTCCGAGAGATAATAATCTAAAATCTCTCTTTCGTTTCTTTCATATATAATCTTAAGACGATTAAATAAAATTTCATTACTGATACCACGATTATTGAGGGATTTTGCACCCTCATAATTGTTTTTCAATTCGAGAATTATTTTCATATCAATCACTCGCAACCGCTTTTGGGACTGTATTCTTAGTTCTAAGAGAAACAATCTTATTTGGATCAAACCTTCCATAGAATTTATCTATTTCTGAAATAAGGAATTGCAGGGAAGATATCGCTTCTTCTGCGGTTGTCTGATAAGGTAGAATCCTAAATTCTACGGTGCGGTATTGTTTATATGAATTAATGTTCACCGCTCTATACCGAGAATCGTCACGGTATCCTCCAAATGCTTGTCGCATAACAGCGGTAAAATCAAATTCCTTATATCTGCAAAACGAAACATCCAATCTATTCAAATATTTCTGATTCCGAGAGTATTTCGCTTTATAGTCCTTAATAAATCCTTCCTGAAATCTCTTAGTCGAAGACATAAGAACGCCCAATCGGGGATTCACAAACATTACGTGGGTATGGAATCCGCAAGAGCTATTAGTCCTAATTTCAACATCGTTATACATGAATTTCAAAAAGCTTTTCATTACTTCGAAATCCTCAGACCAATACTTAATTTCTGCACTTGCGACATCAGCGTTTCCTACATACACTGAACCATCCCTTCCAGAAGAGAAATGACTATCTCCTCTGAAATGATCATACATCAAATCTTTTCCCGAATCGTCAAATCCACATTCCAGTTCGACACCAATGGATTTTATTGCTTTACTTATCATCTCAATCCCTCCAAAGTTTCCAGCGTACTAAATAAGTCAACCTTAGCGGTATATGCTGATTTGTTCTGCGGTTCTTTTATCTTGTGATTGATCATATATTTTAGAATCTTTATCCTAAGATAAACAGCGGGATAAACATCCATAGGGAAAATACCAGAGTTTATCGCATCCTTAGTTATTCCCAATTTGGAAGCGGTAACCGATAACTTCCCGTTCACAAGAAATATTTTCCTCTGATAAAAATCAAAAACACTTAACAGTTTAGTCCGTTCTTCTTCGGAAAAACCAATATTCATAGATATATCTGTTATTTCTTTCAATTCCACTTTAATCACCTCTTGTTATGTCTTCGTCATCCTCATCGTCATCTCTTCCATTCCCATAGTCATCCGTTTTAGAAACAGTAGATTTGATCCGATCGTATTCTTCAGGCATCCAGGGATAATGAGTTGTTTTGTGACCATATCCATACCAATAGCTTTCATTATACTTAGAATCCCAATATTCACGCTCATAGGTAGGTTTCTTGCTTGCAATGCTTTTAGTTTTGTCTTTAGCTATTATTTCTCCGTTTTGTATTGTAATTATCGTATTCTCTGGTATCTGTCTAACGGGAAATATAACTGAATCGGACATACCTATAATGACGTTCTTTCCTTCCCACAATCCATAATCAGCGATCGGAGTTCTATATACAAATGTTTTATCTCTTTCTAAAATCTGAAGAGCCATATATCCTCCGACATTGAACTCATCGAATTTCTGAATCATATCCCATCCATATTTCTGATATGCTCTGAAAATAACCTCAGAATCAACGGTTGTATTGAAACCTATATGATTCTCTGTTTCCAACTCATTTTTGAATGTCATATAATTATACAACACTCCGTTATGAGTTAATGCAACCGATTTCCCGTAGAATGGGTGAGAAGTACTATCTGAAATCCCACCCGAAGTTGCGGTTCTCGTATGGAATATCACAGAATCAGAAGCAATCTTCTTAGAAGTGAACAACCAATAAGACATAGCTTTAAGCTTTGTCTTTTCGACTGTTAATCTATTATTCTTAAAATAGGCTAATCCAAAACCATCACTCTGCGTTTTACTATAAACCGAAGAGGAAGCGACTATAAAATTCGTCACATCTTGCGGTTCATTAGTATTAATTAATCCCTGTCTGCACATTTTTTGTCTCCTCCACTTTTTCTTTTGTAAACGGGAACACTTCTGCCCTCATAGAAGACATCGGTTCAAATCTTTTACTTCCCGTAAATGTAGCATATTTCAATCTGATCTTTTTACCACAATTATCACACACATAATAATTTCCATTAACACTAATAGGATCGTTTCCTTTAGGTTCGATACAATCACAACTTGCTTTAAAAATAACGGGTGAATAAATAACGCTTAACACTTCTTTAGGATTAATAAGAACAAGAAATCCAAAATCCCGTATCATTGGTGACAGCGGTGAAAAACTAAACTCTGTTTTCCCATATTTTATAGTTATTGCAAAACTTCCCGTACTTTCTGCGATTTCTCTTGTAAATGCAATAGATTTATACTGTCTGCAATAAAGCGTATGACGAGCCAATACAAGCTTAGTAACAGCTAAATCTGATCTGATTTTCGCTCCCGCTAAAAAGTTGTCTATTGAATCTTCTGGAGGTAACAATTCCCTAAAGTATTTTTCTCCGTCAAGTAAGAACCTCATACGTGCTTTCCTAAAAATTCCTATCTCATTTGATTTCTTTATAACTTCGCACTGATCGGGATGATCCGAAGAAGGCGAAGCAGAAGAAGGGGAAACAGAAACAGAAGCGGGAGCAGAAATGGGTCTATGTGAATATCTATAATTGTAAGTCGGTTCCTCAGGAATATTGTTCTTTATCTGTTCTTCAATTTCTTTTCTCATAGATGTTTCCTCCTATGCTGTTCATACTCTATTTCAATTTGTGCTTCAAACTGTTTTGTCATAGTTTCTTTCCTCCTCTTTCAATCTTTTTAATAGCTGAGAAAAATCGGTTCTTATCTCATCTATAAGAGCATTCTCCAGTTTCTCCTCATACGGGATAAACACCTTTATAGCGGTCATATTAGAACCTTCCATCTGATCAATACCCGTTTTATAATAGACGGGATCGACCTTCTCATGATATCGTCTAACGGTAATGTCGATGACTGTCATAACAACTTCCATCTTTGTTCATCCTCCTTCTTTCCTCATAGTCCGTAATTGGAATCATAACAACTCCAATTATCCCCAAAATGAACACCAATACAAATGAATTAACGGCGATCTCATATAGTATGTCAGGTCTATAACCTAAGATCATACTCGATATGACATACGCCATACCAAAAATAATAGTAATCAGCGATAAAATAACCGCTGTGTCAAGAATAATCCTAAAGCGCTTTAGCATATCCATCCGTTCCGCTTACGCTCTAAGGTTTGGGCATATTTCCGCTGTTCTATCCATGTTATGTGATCCATCTTATCTCCTCCTTATCATAGATCATACGTCATATAGACATACAAACATAGTCATATAACAGATAAAAAAAATAGAGATCAGAATCCCGCTTCCGCTTTAATTACGGAATTTCTGATCTTAAAAGATTTCAGTTGTCGTCTGCACGAAGAGTATGATCCCCTATAAATCGTGCGACCACTCAGAACAATTGCAAACGTAAATCTGTCTTGTTTCCTTATTTCATAATCCATTGTAAACACCTACTGTATGATTGGAAATTGAAAAAAAAAAAAAAAAAAAAAAAAAAAAAAAAAAAAAAAAATGAAGAAAAAAAAAAAAAGCGGGGTGGGGAAGAGGGAAAAAAAAAAGGAACAAAAAAAAAAAAAAAAAAAAAAAAAAAAAAAAAAAAAAAAAAAAAAAAAAAAAAAAGAGAAAAAAAAAAAAAAAAAAAAAAAAAAAAAAAAAAAAAAAAAAGAATTGTGGGATTACCTTATGTCACGGATTTTGTCGAGTATTGATATGTCCGCTTGCTGTGGCTTATTGGAATATGCGATCTTGCCAAATCTGTTTTTGTATGTCGTGATCAGCATGTGTTTATTCACGTCAAAAAATCCCTTCTCTTCTTCGGGAATCTTCAGTTTAAGACCGTCAAATACGGCACGGCTAAATGCTGATCCCATATCAGATACGACAAATGCATTATTATCGATGTTAAACCACACTTTGACTTGTCCGTATTTATTAGGGACAGTCCATGCAGAATAAATCATTACATCCTTCCCATCGAAGTCTTGAAGCTTAGCGAATTTAATTTCACCTTCGTTATTTGGGTATCTCTCAGAAGGTGCGAGTATCTGATCTCTTGCATCGGGAATAAATGCAAATGCTTTAAGCTGATCCTTCTTACGTGGAATCTTTATCTTTACTCTCTCAGAACTTGCTCCACTACTGAAAATCGTAGCTTCGCTTTTTCTGACATCCGCAACTGTCGGGTTTTGTGGTTTCTTGTTTGCTTTTTGTCTTGTCGTTTTTGCCACCGAAGTTGGGAGCACGTGGAAGCTTATAAACCTTCGTTTGCGGTTTTCCTTTAGAAAAAAGCGGGTTTGCGAGGCGAAATAGATTTTAAAGATTAAAATTCAGCGGATTCAATATAACGATAATTCGATCTATTCTATTAGTCAATAAATCGATCAATCGTTTAATCGGTTAATAGGTTGATTATACCTTAATTCGATTTAATGTGCCTTAATCCTTAATCGGTCTAAAAACACTCTTAAAACGGGTCTTAAAAGCTTAAAAATCTAAAATTGTTTCACTTTTCACCGCTCTCCCTAATCCCCAAATATTCCCGTAATCCTTAATTCAATCTCCCCGGGTGACTACTGTTTTATTAATCTACTAATCCGCTGATCCGCTAATCTATAATCTGATCCGATCGATCCTATAATTCGATAAAACGCATAATTCTATTAGGCGAAAGACGCACCATCCGTTACATTTTCCATAAAATTTTAAAAACCGACCCCGAAAACCCAAAAACTACCTCTGTGAAATCGGGTGTTTTAGGGGGTTTTACTATAGCGAAAAAAGCATATCTTTTTCAAAAAAATCGGTTTGATCTTAAATCCTATTCTTAAATCTTATTCTTAAATCCTAAATCTTATTCTTAAATCTTAAATCTTAAATCTTAAATCTTAAATCGTAAATTGTAAATTTTATTCTTAGTTTTAAGATATGCTTTATAGAAAGAACATTCTACATTAACATTTTACATTTACATTTATCTATTT